ATGCCCAAGAAGCGCAGCCACGGCGACGGCGGACTGTTCTACGTGAAGAGCCGCGGGCTCTGGCGAGGCGTGATCGACGACGGCTTCCACCCTGATGGCAGGCGGCGCCAGCGGACGGTAACCGGGAAGACGAGAATGATCGCACGCGACAAGCTCGTCGCGTTGAGGAAGGAGATCGACGCCCACGGCGCGCCGCTCGACAAGGCCGTAACCGTCGAAGCGTGGGCCGAGCACTGGCTCCGCACCGTGTGCGAGCCTTCGATGAAGCCGGCCGCTCTCGCCGGCTACGAGTCCGCAGTCCGGAAGTGGATTCTCCCCGTGCTCCGGAAGAAGCGAGTCTCAGCGCTCAAGCCCTCCGACGTGCGCACGGTCACCCAGTCGGTCACTGCCGCAGGCCGCGCCGTCTCGTCCGCGCAGAAGGTGCACGCTGTGCTGTCGTCCATGCTCGAAGCTGCACGCATGGACGGCGTGTGTGCGAAGAACGTCGCACAGGACGTGACCCCTCCCGGCCGAGGTGAAGGCGGCCGTGGCGCGCTCGACACGGACGTCGCGCTCCGAGTCCTGCAGGCCGCACTCAACCGCCCAGACGGGTCGCGCTGGTGGTTCGCCATCCTCACCGGCATGCGCCAGGGGGAGCGGCTGGGGGCGACCCTCGACAGCGCCGACCTCGCCCGCCACGAGTTCACCGTGCAGTGGTCCCTCACCGAGGTGCGCTTCCGGCACGGATGCAACGACACCTGCGGGAAGACCCGAGCGGGGGCCTGCCTGCAACGCCGACTCATCGTCGCGCCAGGCATGACGCACCGACAGCTCGACGGACGCCTGTGTCTCGTCCGGCCGAAGTCCGGCAACGCGCGTACCTTCCCCCTTATCCCGGCCCTCGAGGACGTGCTCACGACCTACCTCGCCGGCGATACCCGGCCGAACCCGCACGGCCTCATCTGGCGCAACGACGACGGCTCCCCGATCACGCCTGAGCAAGACCAGGCTGAGTGGCGATCCCTCCTCCTCGAAGCAGGGGTCATCACCCCGGAACAGGCGCTCCCGCCGCGGGACCGACCGGCTGGCACTCCGGAGACTCCCACGACCCACTTCGCGCGCCACACGACGGCAACCGTGCTCATGGAGCTCGGCGTCGACGCGAAGGTCATCGGCGAGATCGTCGGCCACATGGACGTGCGCACCACGCGCGGGTACCAGCACGTCTCATCTGCTGAGGCGCGCCGCGCGCTCGAAGCGCTTGGTGCCCACTTCGCCGGCGCGCTGGCCAGATAGGATCACGCCATGGGAAGACGACAGCGAGTCCTCACCGGCTGCGCCGACTGCTCGAAGTGCACCACCAGCCGCGTCGGAGTGGGCGTGCGTAATACGGGCCGCGTCGGCGCGGCCGTCGCGACGGCCGGCGTCTCCGAGGTGGCGATGGCCTTCTCCGGCACCTGCAACACGTGCGGCCACCAGATGTCGCTCCACGACCGTCCAGGTTCCCAGAGCCTCGCAGGCAGGCTCATCGGCGCCGCGGTGGCGCCGCACGATGGCAGCGACGGGCGCCCCTTCCCGCCATCCTTCTACGAAGGCCACCAAGCTCAGGCGGCGCCGGCGCCGACTCAGCCGGCGCCGATCGCAGGCTCTGGCCCGGATGCCGGATGGTACTCGGACCCGGACGGCACGCCGAACCTGCGCTGGTGGAACGGCCAGACGTGGACGGACCACCGGAAGTAGCTGCAGCGCAGCGTCTCAGACGAGCACCTTCGCAGCCCACTGACCTTCGCCCATGTGGGGGTCCACGTAGACGGTGTCGCCGATGCGAGCGAGCACCCGCTGGAACGCGGTGATGATCTTCGTCGTGACGCCGAGGTCGTACGCCATGGCGCCCGTGTGCCCATCCCACCGTTCTTCCGCGGCGCGGTAGCGCTCGGGCGTGATGAGGATCAGCGCGGCCCACTCGTCGGCTCGGCGCTCCTGCTTGGCGTTCACGGGGCCAAACTTCGATGGCACGTCGCCCCACACGGCGTGTGCAAGCTCGTGTGCGAGAGCGCACGTCTCCTTGCGAAGCGTCATGCCGACGCGAAGCCTGATCCGCTTCAAGTCGTGGCGGTACTCGCCGTCACGGGTCACCAGCTCGGCGTACTCGATCGTGACCCCGAGAGCATCAGCGATGTCCTCGAGCTTCCCCCTCATTCGTACCCCTCGTCCGTCTCGTCATCATCGGTCCGTTCCGATGCGACCGCTAGAAGGTCATCCTGCCCGGCCCCTCGGACGTTGATCGGAATAGGCAGGTCGCCGGTGAGATCCTCGCTCGCCGTGGCGTTCTCGATTCGGACCACGATCTCTCGCGCCAACTCCAGGTCGGAGAACGCTGACAGGGCCACGCGCGCCCCAAGACGGTCAGCCTCCTCCTCGGTGATGTACCCGGCCGCGACGAATGCATCTGCCAGGTCGAGATCAAACGCTCGACAGATCGTCACAACGGTCTCTACCGCGAGGGTGGTGGCCCCGGTGAGCTGCCTGTTCAGCGTGGACGGCTCTAGGCCAGCCCTCAACGCGATGGCGCGCACGCTGCGTGCGCCAGTGGCGCGCTGAAAGTAGTCGCTGAGGTTGTCTGCCATGCCCTCAGTTTGATGCACTTTTGCATCACGCGCAAGCCCCTGACGCGCGGAATGATGCGAACACGCTTCACAACTTCGACACGCTGAGGCGGATCTGTCTTGATTCCTCGATTTTCTGTGGCAGAGTTGCCTCATCACAAGGCAGAGTTGCTACACGAAGGGAGCGAGATGTCAGTCTCCATCCGACTCAAGCCGGGTCTCGTTGACCGGCTCCGTGAAACCCGAAACCTCAACTCCGAAGAGGCCGTCGCGCGGCTTGTCGGCTCCGACCGCACCACGCTCCGGCGAATCATCCGCGGCGCACAGCCGTCTGGGGCGTTCATCGCGAGCTTCTGCGACGCGTTCGGTCTCGGGCTCGGGGAAGCGTTCGAGATCGTCCGCGACATCCCGGTGTCCCAGGCGCCGGTGACGGGGGCGGCCGCGTGAGTGCCGGCGTGGTCCAGAGGATCGAGTTTCCGCCCGCGCTCTTCACCCGCGAGCTCTCGGCCTACTACCTCTCGAAGTCGCTCCGCGAGATCGACGACCTCCGCGCGAAGGGGGAGCTGATCCCGGTGGGAGACGGGAAGAGGGTGATGTTCACCAAGGGCGAGCTCGACCGGTACGTCGACGGCCTTCCGGAGCGAGAGCGGGAGAAGTGATGCACGACTCGCTGCCGTTGTGGTTCTGGCTCCCCACCGCGATCTTCCTCTGGACCGCCCTCCTCATCGCCTGCTGCCGGTCCCGCATCCGTGACCCGCACCGAGACCTCTCGCGTCTCGACCGTCTCGACGGCATCACCGACCGCCCGCGTCGCTAAACCGGGCCGCCGCGTTCCCTGCCGCATGCGACAGGGCCGGTACTCAGTGCGCTCTCCGCGAGGGGTTCCGCACGCGTTCCATCTCAATTCCACAGCGACCAATCCCGCACAGGGATACGAGGGGCCAGTCGAAGCCACGATGCTGCGACCCCTCATGCACCCGCGTCGGCGGGCCGTGGCAGGCCCGAGACGACACGGAGGACGACTGTGCGGGGGAGACAGCGCGCCGAAGGTCAAGCCGAGAAGGCGCGCTCGAACGGGGATGGCGCTATGTCGCGCCGTGGCCCCGTAGCGAACGTGACGCACACCAGTGCTGAACAACCGCGGGTGACTCATCGAAGGGAAGCCCACTGATTTTCGACCGGCGACGAGATATCGCCGGCGCCCGAACCAGGCAGTACACCGTGGGCCAGTCCACGGCGGGCACGCGGGACGACTCGCAACCGAAGGAACAGCGAGCCCGGGCGAGGTGAAACCGCCCGGGCTCGCTCAGCCGAAAGGAGCGCTCATGCGCACATGGAAGGTCAGCAAGACCCGCAGCGGAAAGCCGAAGGTGAGGCTGTACGAGAACGGGCGCGTGCTGCTCGAACGCCCCGTCGGCTCCGTCGTCCGGGGCAACGAGCTCGGGCGCGCGTGGTGCGTCAGCGACGGGGACGCCGATGCGTAGCGACATGCTGCGGCAGCCCGCGAAGTGCCTCGACCGCGAGTTCCGGGCGCTCGGCGCGACGCGCATCGCGAAGAACTCGGACGGTGTCAGCTACCGCTTCCCCGACGGCGGCACATTCGTCGTGCGGCCCGGCCTCACGCCGGGGAAGGGCATGAAGATGCTCGAGGCCGTGCAGCGTCGCTACGGCATGCCGCGGGAGCGCTCGAAGTCCAATCCCCTCCGGAGCGCTGTCTCGCGTGAGGGGCACCCGGAGATCAACGCGGAGCGTCTGGTGATGTCGCACCACGCCACCGGCCGGCTGCACCTGATGAGGCAGCAGGCACGCCTCGACCCGATCGAGGTGAGCGACGCGCTCCGCTTCCCCGAACGCATCCTCTTCTCACCCATCCACGAATCGTGGCTCTGGGTCAGAGGCCGCGTCATCATCGCGGCCGCCGCGACCGAGGACGGCATGACGCTCGTCCGCACGATCCTGTGGGCCACCGAAGACCTGTGGGAGCAGAACCCCCGACCCAAGGAGACACCGTGACCTTCTGCTCGTACTGCCTCCGACTCGGAAAATGCGGACCGCAGCGACGCTGCACCAGCCCGCGACACCCCGACAACATCACGCGTACCCGTCGAGAGGCGCGCGCCCGACGCCGCACGGCCATGGCGCAGGACATCGCCGCCCGCCACTTCCCATTCGACGGGTCGGACCCCGCCACCGTCATCGAATGCAGGCGCCGCACCACCGCCGCGATCCTCGAAGCCCTGGACCGAGCATGAGCGATCGCTGGAACCCACGCGTCCGCGACGCGTGCCCCACCTGCCGAGGGTGGGGCTTCCACTCCATCTCGAAAGACCCGGACGAAGAGGCCGACTGCCTCGACTGCGGCGGGACAGGAACCCGCCGCGAGGAAGGAACAGGACGATGAAGACCAACGCCCTCGCGCACACCGGAGACCCCGACGTCTCCCACATCGCGGCGATCAGCCTCTCCGGCACCAACACCGAGAAGGTCATGCACGCGATCGTCGACCTGCTCGAAGAGCTCGGCCCGCAGACGCCCGCCGAACTCGAGCACGTCTACCTGCACCGCCGCATGGTGAACGACTGGCCCATGATCGCGTTCTACAGCGTCCACAAGCGGGTGTCGCAGATGAAGAAGCACATCGGCGTGATCCGCGGCACCGGCGTCCGCTTGGGCGGCGCGGAACGCGTCGACCTCGCGACCGAACCGCTCAAGGCGCACGCCCGGGTCACCGCCCACATGCAGGGCGACGACTCGTGAGCCGCGCGCGCAGCGGGTGGGTAGGCGAACACAGCCGACCGCAGCCGGCCGTCGGCGACCGGCTGCGGTCAGTGCTCCACGACAGCAGCGGCACGACCTTCCAGCGTGCCGAGCGCATCACCCGAATCGACCACAACGACGGCGCGACGACCTACACCCTCGCCTGCGCCGCCACCATCATCGCGCCCGAGGGCGCCCGCATCTTCTGGGAAGACCAATGACCCCTCTCGACCTCATGATCTGGGCGCTCGCCGCGCTCGTCGCCGTCGCCTGCTTCGTCCTCGTCGTCATGCTGCTCAACGCATTGGTGCGTAGCGTCTTTCGGAAGCGACCTCCGCAGAAGAGCGGACACGCGATCGTCCTCGATGGCTCGCGTTCGACTGACTCCGTCGTGAACGCCCATGAGATCCCGAGTCGCCGCGGAGAGCAGCGGTGACCGGCGACGCCATGGAGTTCCCTCCGCCCGTCCCTGCTCCGCGGACCGGCAGCATGCCCCTGCCCATGCGCCGGCCGCGGATGACGAAGGCGAACCTGATCGCCAACCTCGCCGCGGACGCCGTCTGCCTCATCATCGCCGCCGGCGGTGCCTACTACGTGATGGCGGGGATGCCGTGAAGACCGACCTCACCAAGCTCACCACCGCCGAGCTGCGCGCCGTGCGCGACGACCGCTCCGTCGTCACCGACGAGGTCTACCGGATCATCGATCAGCCGCTCAACGGATTCGAGCTGCGGATCAAGGTCTACGCCTTCCTGTCCGGGATCACCGCGGACGCATTCACGGAGACCCTCAACCGGCTCCCATCCACCACCACCACCGAGGAGACGAGCCCGTGATCGAGTACCGCGACAACGAAGCGGGGGAGTGGAAGGCGAGCCGGTTCCCCTGGCTCCCCGACGACATCGACTGGCTCAACTCCCTCGTGGGGTGGCCCATGTACCGACAGAACGGAGAAGAGGCTTGAGTGGCTCGAACTACGCAGGTCTCGTCCACGGTCTCGACGAGACGGTCTATCACGCGCTCCCCGGGCTCAGCTCCACGGGCGCGAAGAAACTGCTCCGGTCGCCGGCGCACTTCCAGCACTACATCAGCCAGCCGCACGAGCCCAAACCCGAGTTCGACCTCGGGTCTGCGGTGCACTCGCGGGTGCTCGGCGTAGGCGCGCAGATCGCGATCTACCCCGACGGCGCCGGCGAGGAAACGTTCGAGTTCGAGGGTGAAGAGCTCACCACCGTCCTGTCGAAGGTCGGCGCGCTCGGCACGAAGGCGGCCAAGGCGTTCGAGGCCGACGCGCGTGCCAAGGGCCTGATCCCCGTGAAGCGGGAGAAGGGTGCCCAGGTGCAGCGGATGGCGGAATCGGTCCTCGCCGATCCAACAGTGCGGAAGCTGCTCGAGACCGGCGACCCCGAGGTCTCCATGTTCGCGGACGACCCGGAGACCGGGTTGCCGATGCGCGGCCGGCTCGACTGGCTCGGACGCCGCATCGCGGACCTCAAGACGACGTCCGGCGACGCGTCGGAGGAGGTCTTCGAGAAGGACGCGTTTCGGCTCGGCTATGACGTCCAGTTCGGGCACTACGAGTGGCTCTACAACCTCATCACCGGCGACACGCTCCCGTACCTGTTCATCGTGGTCGAGACCGCGGCGCCGTACCTCACGGGCGTCTTCCGGCTCGGCGACGACGAGATCCTCATGGCCCGCCGGCGGGCCATGGAAGCACGCATCCGGTACGCGCGGGGCATCGAGACGGGGGAGTGGCCGGGGTACAAGACCCGCGGCGGCGGTCCGATCGGCATCCTCCGGGCGCCGGTGTGGAACGTGAACCAGTACATCGACGAGTTCGAAGGATCGACAGCATGACCACCACCGCCGACGACATCGACATGCCCGAGGACACCCGCCGGTCGCGACTGCAGCGGCCGCCGAAGTCGGAGAACGTCGACGACTTCACCAGCGCGGCACAGCGCATCGAGGCGTTCTGGGAGAAGCACCCGAACGGCAGCATCCTCCCCGAGGTGGAATCGCGGGAGCTGCGCACCGCAGAGGGCGTCCCGTACATGGTTCACACCGTCCGCGCCTACGTGCGGAAGGACGCCTCGTCGGAGCAGCCCGACGCCGTCGCACACGCCACCCGCGGGGAGAACGACCCCGACGAGGTCACCCGCCAGTTCGCGCAGGAGGTCGCCGAGACATCGGCGATCTCGCGTGCGATCAGGAACCTCGGCATCCTCGCGACGCCCCAGGTGCCGGCGGCGCCCGCGCGGCCGCGTGTCGGCCTCCCGCAGAGCGACGTGGAGATCGGGTCCGCGGTGACCGCGGCGCGCGAGCGCGCAGAGCTCTCCCAGGCGGGCCTCGCCGCCGCGATGTCGGAGCGCGGCGTCAACTGGGCGCAGAGCACCGTCTACTCGATCGAGAAGGGGAAGCGGCCGCTGCGGTACAACGAGGGCCAGCACCTCGCCGAGCTGATCCGGTTCGGAGGAGACGCGTGAACCCGTTCGTGCGGCGCGGCCCCGACGGGTACTGGTACGTGGACGCCTCCCGGGACCACGCGGCGACCTACCGAGGCACCGCGTGGGCCGGCTACGACACCTGGCGGGAGGCATGGGACGCCGCGCTCGTCGCGCGCCTCCACGCGCCGACGTGAGCAGCGCATTCACACCGAGGGTCCGCTGGATCATCATCGGCCGCGACAGCGACGAGCACGGCACCCCGCGGTGCCAGTGGTGCGGCGGCCCAGTTCGCATCGCGCCCGGCGAGTACAGCATCCAGCACGTCCGCGCTCGCGGCATGGGCGGCTCCCGGCTCGCCGACACCGGCCAGCCGCAGAACGGCACCCTCGTGCACGGCACCGGCACCACCGGGTGCCACGGCTACATCGAGTCCCACCCGGTCGAAGCGGCCGAGCGCGGCTTCCGCATCCGACAGACGCAGAACCCCGCAACGACCCCGATGACCCTCTGGGACGGGCGCCGCGTCATCAGAAACCCGGACGGCACCCTCACGCCGGCCGCATGACCACCCGGGGATGCCCGGAGAAGGGCATCCCCACATGGTCGACATCAAACGCACCCTGCAGGCGAAGGAGTTGCGCGAGGCCGTGTTTAGCGATCCGGATCTCCCGGAACCGCTGAGGCTGTTCGCGCTCGCCGGCATCCACCTCTGGGAGACGGCTCCTGACCGGCAGGCCGTGAAGGAGTTCCGTCGAGAGAGTTGGCACTACCGGGCGCTTCGGCTCATGGGGCGCACGGGCACGGTCGAGGAGCTCACCCCGGGGCTGCGTCGATTGCTGTACGACGACATCCCGAAGTACCGCCCCGACATGAAGGTCCAGGCGAAGTGCCTCGGCACGATGCTCCGCCCGGCGGGTGCGCCGTGTGCCCGCGAACCACGGATGCGGACGATGCTCGTGAACCCGATGACCGGCGAACGCACTCCGGTCGGCGCGTGCAAGGACCAGCGCCACCAGGCGCAGGCGAACGCGATCCTCCGCGCCGCGAGACAGGCGTGGGAAGACAACGGGTCACCTGAGCCGAAGCCGAACAGCGGCGGGCGCCTCCGCCGACACTTCGTCGGGAACATCGACGAGCTCTACGCATGGGCAGACCGCTACTACACCCGTGGGACCACCGTCCCCGAACCACCACCGCAGAACCTCGCGGGGATCGCCAGCCTCGCTGACCGCCGCAACAGGAAGGACTCGTGATGCGAATCCTCACCGTTCGCCAGCCGTGGGCATGGGCGATCGTCCACGGCGGCAAGGACGTCGAGAACCGCCCCCGGAACATAACCGGCGGCTACCGCGGCCCCGTCGCCATCCACGCCGGCCTGACGTACGACAAGGGGTCTCACGAGCGCTCCCGGACGCTCAGAGAAGCGCAGGACCGAGCGGCGGCCTCCGCCGGAGCCGAAGTCTTCCCCGGCGGCTACCTCTGGGACTTCGACGAGCCGGACCCTCGCAAGCAGTGGAGCCTCCCGGGGGCGATCATCGGCGTCGTCGACCTCGTCGGCGTGCACCATTGGGCGAATTGCCTCAACCCGGTGCGCCCGGAGGACGAATCGACCTGGACCGGATGCTCATCGTGGGCCGAACCGTTGAATGCGTACCACCTCGTCCTCGCGAACCCCAGGCCGCTCGTCGAGCCGATCCCGTACACGGGGGCCCTCGGCCTTCGCGACCTCGCGGTGCGCGATCCCAAGGTCGTGCTCGAGATCACCCGACAGATCGGACCGCACTGATGTCGTTCACCGCTCAGTACAACGGTGTCTGCGCTGCCGACTGCGGCTACCGCATCCACGAGGGTGACGAGATCGAGCGCGACGAGGACGGCAGGTTCCGTCACGTCGGCTGCGTCCCGAAGCCCGACCCCACCACCCTCGGACCGAAAGAGGTCGTCTGCGGCATCTGCTGGCTGGTGAAGCCGTGCCGGTGCGACGACGACTGAGAGAGGAGCCGTGATGGCTCGCGGCTACGTCAAGCCGATGCCCACGCGCGGCGAAATGCGGTGGCGCGCACACGTCGTCTCCCAGGGCATCACCGTCTGGGCGGACAACGGGTGGGCATCGCTGTCGGAGGCGATGCAGGTCACCGCGTCCATCGTCAGCGCGTTCGAGACGACGGATCGGCTCGGGCAGCTCCACCGCCCCTGGTCGGTCATCGTCGACGAGGCGGCCGCCGACCTATGAACACAGGAAGGGAGCCGTGATGGCTCAGAAACCCCGCACCCCGGTGCAGTTCCCACGGATGAAGGTCCGCGGGCGTCGTAACAAGGCGAAGAGCGTGGCGCGCCACCAGTACCGCACGGTGTTGCCTCACACCAGGATGATGCAGGTCTCATCGAACGAGGCGCGGTTCGACGTGATCGTAGCGTGGGAGCCCGGGTGCTACCGCGTCGAGATCACTCGCACTGCCGACGGGTGGGGCCGCGAGGTCGCTCCTCAGCGCGTCCAGGTGTTCCCGGCGCCGGAACCTCGACCGGAGTCGACCTACAAGGTGCAGCTCAAGATCGAGAACAAGATGAGCGACGAGCTCTGGGCGCTGCTGACCGGAGAGCGGGCGTCGTGAGGATTCGCAGCATCAAGCCCGAGTTCTGGCGTTCCGACGACATCGCCGCCCTGCCCATCACCGCCCGCCTGCTGTTCATCGGCCTCTGGTCCTACGTCGACGACAACGGCGTCGGCTCGGACAAGATCTCGTCGATCGCGGCGGACCTGTTCGCCGCGGACCTCGAAGCAGACCCTACGGAGACCTTCCGGAGAGTGTCCGAAGACTCTGCCTGCCTCGAATCCCGCGGTCTCATCATCCGGTACCGGGCTGACGGCAAGCCGTTGCTCTACGTGAGGAACTGGACGCGGCACCAACTGGTGAAGAACCCGTCGAAGGGACGCGAATATCCGCTCCCACCTGCCGAATTGCTCGAACCCTTCGCGCTCCTCCCCAGTGTCTACGTAGAGCCTACGGAGACTCGGGGGACAGGAGCAGGGGAGCAGGGGAACAGGGGAACAGGGGAGAGGGAGGGCGCTGGCGCGCCACTCTCCCCCTTCTGCTCGAAGCATCCCGAGGGCACCGACGATCCGTGCCGGGCCTGCGGGACCGCGCGGAAACGGTTCGAGAAGGCGGAGGCCGACGCGAAGACGAAGCCCACTCAGCTCCCGGCGAAGTACGGCTCCCACCAGGAGGAGTGCGCCGGAGAGCATCGGTGGCTGCCCGGCGGCACGTGCATGCACTGCACCGCCCGGAAAGCCACCGCCTAGCCGCCCCACTCGCCCCAATCGGGAGACACCATGCATGCCGACCTCGCGTTCGCCGAGTTCCTCGACTACTGCTGCGGCCGGTACGCGCGCTCCCTGCCGTACCGGCGCCGCCTCGAGCTCGAGCGGCCGCTGCCACCCCCACATCCGAACACCGAGCACCTCCTCCAGCGGAGGCGCGACACCACCACGAGGAGGAGCGCGTGAGCGCCGACATCCTGTCCGACCCCACCCACCCGCACGGCACGTCTGAGGGCTACCGGCTCGGATGCCGCGGGAGCCACTGCCCGGCCCCGATCACCTGCCGCGACTTCCACGTCCGCTACCAGGGCGACTACGCCTTCCGCAGACAGGTCGACGCCGGCGTCAGCGCGGCCGACATCATCGCCGCCGACCAGGAGCGCGCGGCGCAGCTCGCGGAAGCCGAACGGAAGGCGCGCCGAGCTCGCGGCGGACCCCGCGCCGGCGCCAGCATCGGCGACCGCCGCGCGGCCGCCAACCGCGCCCGCGCGGGCGAGAACGCGATCATCCCGCGCGACACCCTCCGCGCCCTGCTCAACGAGGGCCTCACCGACAGGCAGATCGCCGATCGCCTCGGCCTGGAGCGCCGCCAGGTCGCCGGTACCCGGAACGCCGCAGGCCTCCCACGAAACCCCGACCAGAACCGGCGCCCCGTCCGCACCGAAGCCCCCGCCACCGCGGGGGCTTCGTCGTCCTAGGAGAACGATGACACCGTCAGCAACCACGCTCGACGCAGCGAACGATCTCGCCCTCACCAAGGCCTTCGTCGCCGGGCACCAGACCTCGAAGCACAAGGGGTACGTCCAGCCGTCGATGCCCTGGAACGGGCTCACCGTCACGGACCTGTTCTGCGGCGCGGGCGGCTCGTCCTCCGGGCTCGTCGAGGCCGGATACAAAGTGGTCCACGCGGCGAACCACTGGGAGCTCGCAATCGCGTCGCACCAGGTCAACCACCCGGAGACGGACCACTCGCAGGCCGACATCAGCCAGGTCGACCCGCGCTACTTCCCGACGACGGACATCCTGTGGGCGTCGCCCGAGTGCACGAATCACTCGATCGCGAAGGGCGTGAAGCGCCAGCGCGCGATTAACGAGGCGCTCTTCGAGCTCGGCGGCACCCGTCCCCTCGTTGACGAGGCCGCGAACCGGTCCCGCGCGACGATGTGGGACGTGCCCCGGTTCGCCGAGCACCACCGCTACAAGGCCATCATCATCGAGAACGTCGTCGACGCGGCGAAGTGGGTCATGTTCCCCGCCTGGCTGCAGGCGATGGAGCTGCTCGGCTACCGGCACCAGATCGTGTGGCTGAACTCGATGCACGCGCAGGTCGGCGGCCTCCCGGCGCCGCAGTCCCGCGACCGCATGTACGTCGTGTTCTGGCGATCCGATCTCGCGTCGAAGAAGCGCCCGGCGCCCGCGCTCGGGAAGTGGACGCGCCCCGAGGCCGTCTGCCTCGAGCACGGCCTCATCCGCGCGGTGCAGGTCTTCAAGAAGAAGGAGCCGTGGGGCCGGTACCGGTCGCAGTACCTCTACCGGTGCCCCGAGTGCTACGCGGTCGTGGAGCCCGGATGGCTGCCGGCGGCGTCGATCATCGACTGGTCGATCCCGGCGCCGCGCATCGGCGACCGGGAGAAGCCGCTCGCCGAGAAGACCAGGGAACGCATCCGCCGTGGCATCGAGCGGTACTGGTCCCCGCTGGTCGTGAAGGCCGCGGGGAACACCTACGACTCGGTCTCCGGGAAGCCAGGGAACTACCTGCGCGTCTCCGAGCTCGACGACCCGATGCCCACCCAGTCGACGTCAGCGGAGCACGGGGTGGCGTTCCCGCCGTTCCTCGCGCAGTTCCGCGAGCGGACCCGCACGCAGACTCTCGATGGCACCCTGCCGACGGTCGTCGCCGACGGCGCGAACCACGCGCTCATCGTCAACAACCTCTCGGGTGCCGACGACTCGCGGTCGCGACCGATCTCGGAGGCGCTGCCTTCGCTCGTCGCCGGAGGGAACCACGCATCGCTGCTCGTGCCAGTCGAGGGGCGAGAGGGGAAGAGCGCGGCATCTGCCGCTGACCCGCTGCGCACCCAGTCGACGCGCAACGAGACTGGGCTGCTCGTGCCGCTGCGGAACCACGGCGTCGCGAAGCCGACGACCCACCCGATCGACACGGTCAGCGCCGAAGGGAATCATCACGCACTCGTGATGACGAACAACCACGGCAACCGCGCGCGGCCGGTGGGCGAGCCTCTCCCGACGGCGACCACCGCGACGACGCACGCGCTGCTCATGCGGAACAACCTCGGCGGCGCGGAGATGTCCACGCCGGTCTCCGAGGTGATGCGCACGCTCACCACGGGCGGACACCAGTCGGTGCTCGAACCGTCGGAGCCGATCAGTCTCGACGTCGATGACGCCGGGTTCCGCATGCTCGAACCGCACGAGATCCAGGCTGGCATGGGCTTCGCTCGTGACTACCACCTGCTCGGGTCGAAGCGGGACAAGGTTAAGCAGGCGGGGAACGCGGTCACGCCGCCGTCGGCCCGCGACCTAGGGCACGCCGTCGCCGAGTTCATCAACGGGGCGATCGCAGCATGAAGCTCGCGATCGCCGACCCGCCCTACCCGCCGCTCTTCTCGGAGCGGCGGGACGTGCCCGGTGGCCCGCTGCGGGTGACGTCGCGGTCTCGGTCGCGACGCTGGTACGGGGACGGCCCGAGAGCCGCCACCGACTCTCCCATCGCCGACTTCCACCCGGACGCCGGCGTGTGGGACGACATCACCGAGCACCGCCGGTTGATCGAGCGCCTCGTCGAGGAGTTCGACGGGTTCGCGATCGCGACGACCCACGACGGCCTGGACGCCTACCGGCCACTGCCCATCGGCGCACACACGGCCGTCTGGCACCGGCCGACGGCGCTTCCCGGGGGCGGACGGATCATCAACCGGTGGGAGCCGGTGATCGTGTTCGTCCCCGAGGAGCGCCGCGGCCGTGAAGGTCTCCGCGTCAGCGACGTCCTCACGGCGAACGCCCCGCGCGCCGGCTTCGTCGGCGCCAAGCCGCCGGAGTGGACCCGGTGGGTGCTCGACATGCTCGGCTACGACCCAGCTACCGACGAGCTGCACGACCTCTTCCCTGGCTCGGGAGCCGTCGCGGCGGCCGCCGATGGCATGCTCCCGATCCCTGCTCTCGAAAGGACATCAGGATGACCGGTTTCATCGGCATCGACTGGTCGCTCACCGCATGCGGTGTCGCGGCCTACAACGACGGGGAGTGGGATCGGTGCACGATCGCCACGAAGCCTGACGACGGGACGATCGAGGGCTACCTCGACCGTGTCCACGGCATCGCCGCCAAGGTCGACTCATGGGCGGACCCCGCCGACGGGGACATCTGGGCGATCGAAGGTCCATCCCTCGGCGCGAAGGGATCAGCGCTGGACCGCATGTTCGGCGGCTGGTGGCTCACCGTGAACGACCTCACCGAGCACCACGAAGCGCCGTGGGTGTTCGCTCCGTCGAGCTTGAAGAAGCTCGCCACGGGGAAGGGCAACGCGTCGAAGGACGAGGTGCTCCTCGCGACCGAAAGACGCGTGCCTGATGCCGCCGTCACGAACAACAACGAGGCCGACGCCGTCTGGGCGGCGATCGGCGCATCCATCCTCGCAGGGCAGCCGATCATCGAGCTCCCCGCGGCCCACACGAAGGGTCTCACTCGGACCCTGAAAGGAAAGCTGTGAGTGCCATCGTGAAGCGCAGCGCGCGCGAGATGATCGAGCTGCTCGAAGCGCACTACTCCCCGCCGCCGTCGAAGCCCCCGGGCGGTCGCCTCATCACCGAGATCCAGGCACCGCACAGCCTGCGACGTGCAGATGCGCTCTACCTGCCGATCACGACCGGCGACCGAGGAACCATCATCGGTCACGAGATCAAGGTCAGCCGAAGCGACGTCATCGCGGAGGTCCGTGATCCGCATAAGGCCGACGCTTGGATGCGGTACTGCGACCGGTGGTGGCTCGTCGTCTCCGACGCATCGCTGATCGACGGCCTCGACATCCCGGAGAAGTGGGGTGTGATGGCCTCGCCGACACGCGGGCGGTTCATGACCATCGTGACGAAGGCGCCAACCCTCGCCCCGGACCGGTCGATTCTCGTCGACGCGTGGGGGACCATCTTCGCGAAGACCGGCTTTGCCGACATCGCCGCCACTGCGGAGGCGAAGCGCTACAAGGCCCAAGCGGAACAGTTCTCGGAAGCGAGTCGAGAACAGAACCGGGAGATAGCGCGGCTGACGGCTGCGCTCGGCGACGACACCGGCAAGAGCCACTACCGATCGAATCGCCTGACGGTCGCGAACATCCTCGCCGAGCTCGACCGGCTGGGCGAATACGGGGATGACGCCCCGCACGCCTTCCGGGGGCTCACGTGGACACTCGACGCCGAGGAGGTGGCGAGGGGCATCCTCGCGGCTGCGGCCGTTGCCGACGAGCGCCGACCAGTCACGGACGACATCGTGGCCGCGATCGAACGCGCCAACAACGTCGCCGAGCGCCTGACCCAGGTTCTCGACGAGATCCAACCGAAGGGAACGCCATGAGCACCGAGTATGCCGGCATCACCATCATCATCGACTACGGACCCAAGCGCACCGTCGTCAACATCCCTCGTGCGGAGGCCGTGGACCTGCGCGTGATCGAGGATATGCCGCAGCTCCTCGCGGCGGACCCGTGCTGCGAGCTTCCTCTGTCGATCAAGCCGCCTCTCATCCGCCACACGTGGCGGCCCATCGGCGAGTACACGCTACGCGAGGAGGAGAACCCCTGGCATCAGCCCGCGCCGCAGCTCTCAGAGCGCGAGCGGGCGGAGGCCGAGCGGTTCGGCATCCACGACGAGGACGACCGCGGGGGCGTCTGGTGACGGTCCGGCGCGAAGAGCGCCTCACCGTCTCGTCGCGGGACGATGATGCCCTGTCGATCGTCCAGGCGATCTCGGAGATCCCTGCGGGGGCACGTCTCGTCGACGTCGAACTCGACGCGGAACACCACAACGTGATGGGGCACCGGTACGGCACCCGCCCGGTCACGTTCACCTTCAAGCGAGAGGTCACCGATGCCTGACGAGCACGACATCTGCATCACCAACCACGAGCTCATGAGGGCGATCCACCGAGCGGATCGCCCTTTCCCTTGCCGCCGGCGGGGCATGACGCCCGCAGGGGAGCGCATCCCCGAGGCGCACTTCGCCGAGTGCGAGAACCAGGCGTGCCGGGGCTGCATCCCGCGCTCCGCGCAGCACGGCTACCTCTGCGGTGTCTGCTACCGGCGCGTCGTCGACGCGCTCGGCCGACTCGCCTGGCTGATCGCCCACCTCCGGTCGATCGAGAAGCCCGCGCAGGCGATCGGGGAGCGCGTCGACACCTCGATGGAGAAGTCGATCCTCATGCCGGACCCGTGGATCGCCGCCGACGAGCTCATGGTCGCTCTCGGCGCCAGGGTGATCCCGTCGACGGCGACCATCGACGAGGCCATCCGCCTCGCACACGACGCCGTCGCGATCGACGTCGACGCATGGGCGAACACCCTCGAAGGGGCGACGTCCGCCGTGATCCTCCTCAAGCGGATGGGCGTCGCGCTGCGCCGCTGGCCCGACTCGGAGGCTCAGTTCCGAGCCATCCCTTACCTGCAGTGCCCGAACTGCTCCCACCCGCACCTGTGGCGCGCGGCGCCGGAGCGCGTCGGCGACGAACTCCGTGTCGTCTGCGGCACCCCGGACTGCGGGTACGAGGTCGCGTGGGAGACGTGGGTGACGCAGTACGCGCCCGCGTTCGCCGCGATCGAAGCCGACATGAAGCGCCGCGAGAAGGCGGCCAAGAAGGAGAAGCAGGATGCCTGACCCCACCGTGACGCTGCGCGAGCAGCACCAGGAGCACCTCAGTATCGAATCGACGCAGGCGTGGGCAGCGGGCGACCCGGACGCTACGCCCGGCGACTGCTGGCGTGCATGCCTCGCTTCCCTGCTCGAAGTTCCGATCGCCGTCGTGCCCCACTTCGTCGCCCTTTACCCGGACACCGAGGACGAGCTGACGGCGACCCACGGTCCTCCGTGGTGGCGCGAGTCGGTTGCATGGGTGGGGGAGGTGCGGCCCGGGTGGGCGATCGGCGCTTGGGATGTCCCGTCCCCGTGGAAACCGGTCTACCTCCCCGGCGCGGAAGCACCCGACCGGGTGATCCTGACCGGCCGCTCGCCACGCGGCGACTGGCTCCACTCCGTGCTCGTGTGGGACGCCAACGGGACGCTCGCCCACGACCCTTTCCCGGGCGGGGAGGGCGTGAACCCGCCGTACTCGGACCGGATCGCTCTGGTGCCGATCCAGGGAGTCGGTCATGCCTGAGCGGGTGCAGCTCTCCCGCCGGCGCGGGTACCGGAAGCCGGACAACACCGTTGTCGTCGCCCGACCCTCGAAGTGGGGCAACCCCTTCCGCGTCGTCAACGGCGACCGCGCCCGCGCCGTCGAGCTCTTCGAGCGATCCGCGATCGGGTTCGGGACGTTCCAGCCCGACCTCATCCGCGCCGAGCTCGCCGGGAAGAACCTCGCGTGCTGGTGCCCCCTCGACCAGCCGTGCCACGCCGATGTGCTTCTTGAAGTAGCGAACCGCTAGACCGGGCCGCGCTCGACGTTCGCCACCAACTCGACCGCTTGTGCGTCGGCCCAGACCTTCGAGGCCTCGATTCGATCTTGAGCAGATCGCTGCGCACGCCATCGCCGAATTCGGCCGGAGGCCTGGGCTCGCGCGTTCGCCAACAGGGCGGCGCTCTCCTCATCTTGGAGGTAAGCCATGGTGTGGATGAACGCTTCGCGATAAGCCAGCAACAGTCGACGGGCCCTCGCGTATTGGAACATCAAGACCTCCAGATCGCCATCCTTCTCGACCTTCGAGCGGTAGCCGCGGGAGATGATGTCGGAGTCGTGCCACTTCCATTGCCACGACGACAGCCGATCTGGCTCGGTCTCGGCGTACTCAGCGATGTTGATGTTCACCCAGATCGCGAGAATTCCGGTTGAACCGGAGGCTTGATCGTGATCGCGGATGCGCTGATCGAGCGCATCCGCGAGCGTTTCGAGCTCCTCGAGCGTGGCGGACAAACGCTGCACCCAGTGATATCCGGGAACATGCTCAGCGGGTGCACCCGCAGGTACTTCCTTGACCGCTTCGAGGATGGGGGCGAGGAGCGCCTGATCGACATGCAGACGGCGCATCCGGTCGCCTAGAAAGCGAATGCCGAGGCGGAGAGGTACGCGAGCGCGCTCGACGACCTTCGCCTGTGCGTCGGATACCTCCCGCGCGCGCGAACGCGTCGCCATTCGCTTTTCAGCTCGCATGACGAAGACGCCGACGCCGGCGCCGGTGGCGATGCCTACGAGCAGATCGGGGCCGAATGTCTCCATGTTCCACCAGCCGCCGAGCCAACCGAAGGCACCATCCCACCATGTGCTCCAAGGGTCAGCGACGGCCGCGACACGACTCACACGCATGACAGAACTCAACCACAGAACGGACAACGACCATGAACCACACCGAAGAACAGATCGAAGCGCTCAACCGTGCGTTCGGATCGCGCACAGGAGGCGCGCCGCGCTTCACCGCGGAAGACGAGGGCGATGACTATCTGTTCGGTCGTCCCACCGTCACCGAGCAGGGAGAGAACCGATGAGCGACAACCCGCGCCGGAAGCGCACGATGCGTGGCACTGTCGCCGCGCGTGACCTGCTCATCCAGAGCGTGGCGAACCTGCTCGGTGTCGCGAGCTCCGACATGGTCGACGAGTGGAACGACGAGACGCTGGAAGGCGTCTTCGACGAACCTCGCGGGGCGGCGACCGTTCGGAACACACCCGCCGCCGGGCGCTTCGCGGAGAAGCTGGTCGATCGACTCCTCTTCGAGGACGACGTGCTGCTCGACTACGTCGGCACCGAAGAGAACGACGACGCACCCTGGAACGATCCCGTCATCGACGCCCACGGCATCCCCGACCGGATGCTCACCCCGCGCGAGATACGCGACGCCGAGCGCGCCGCCACCCCGGGAGAGAACCGAGAGGAACAGAACCGATGAGCGAGTACACACCGACGACTGAGGAAGTCATCGAGCACTGGTCAGCCACGCGCGGATCGGCGATAGACCCGGATGCGGCAGAGCGGAAGGCGGAGCGTGAGCGCATGTTCCGTCGCTGGCTGGCTGCTCATGATGCCGAGGTGCGGGCTGGTGTCGTAGCGGAGGAACCGGAATGGGACTACGGCGTCGGCTGGCGATGGAACGGCACCGTCTACGCGTTCAGCACCGGAACTCGAGATGCGGCCGAGGAGTACATCGGACGCCACCCCGACGACCCAGACTTCGGCCCGCACTTCCTCGTCCGCCGCGAGCCCGAGCGTTCGGCTGGCCTGTGGGTGCCGGTGAAGCAGGAAGGAGGGAGCCGTGGCTGAGCCGAGCGATGACCAGCGTGCCTCGTGGCGGTGCCGCCGATGCGGATCGAGCCGTTCGATCGGCTACGGCATGTGGCCGGGCAGCGGACCGGTGAAGGCCCAGTGCGTCCCGTGCGGAGCGGTTTCCGACTGGCCCGCGGCGAAGCGGGAAGGAGCCGGTGGTGGCTGACGTGAGGCCGTGCGGCCGCGCGCACGTCCACGGGAGCCACTCGTGGGAGGAAACGGAACCCCGCCAGGTGTACCACCACTGCCGGGGCGTCCGCGAGGTCTCATCCGACGACCTGTGGAACCCCCGGCATGACGTGAGCGGTATGTCCTGGCCCGTGAAGTGCACATGCTGCGGCCACGTGCACGACGGCGGACAGGTCACCGTCGTGCAGCGGTACGCGGACTGCTCCACCTGGCAATGCCCGAACTGCCAGTCCCTCATCGACGACCGCCCCGTCGCATGGGGCGGATCGGCGATCCCACTCGACAAGGAAGGACGAGAGGAACGATGACCACCTACTGGCACGGCGGCCGCTACCCCGCAGACGGCATCCTCACCCCGCAAGCAGAGATGCGGTCCGGCCGCGCCGGCGACGGCCACGTCTACATCACCACCGACCGCGACCTCGCCGCGACCTACGCCGCCACCCTCCCGGGCTCGTGGCTCATGCAAGTCGAACCGATCGGCCCCGTCGAGCACGACCCCGAGTCGATGCTCGACTACTCATTCCGATGCGCCTCGGCGACGGTGCTGCGTCGCTACACGCTCTCGAACACCGAGCGCGCGCAACGACTGCGCGCGATGCGTCGGCTCGGGTACCGGGAGGGGGAGCCACGCCATGCCGATACGCCCTGAGGAGCGAGCTCGCTACCCCGACGACTGGGACGACATCTCGGCGCGGATCAAGCACCGCGCCGGGTGGCGGTGCGAGTGCGAGGGGGAGTGCGGCCGCGGCACGCACGAAGGCCGGTGCCCGAACCTGCACCACCTGCCGGCATACGGCACCGGCTCCCGGGTCATCCTCACGACCGCGCACCTCAACCACACGCCCGAGGACTGCAGCCCCGAGAGCCTCAAAGACACGTGCCAGGGGTGCCACCTGCACTACGACCGCGAACACCACGCCGATACACGTCGGCGCCGCGCGCAGTCCGTTGTATGAGCCGGGAGGGTGCGGGGCATCGCCCGTTCGGCTCGACCCCCACCCCCCCACAGCTCAGTCGTCCTCGGATTCGCTGAGGTAGATAACCTCATCCTTCTCGAGCGGACCGCCCGTGCCAAGGATGGTCTGCCCTTCGAGAGTGCGCTCAAAGGCCGATTCATCGACCGAATCATCGAGCCATTCGTCGTCCTGCTTTCCCATGTTCACCTCCTCACATTCCAGTCGAAACAGCTGCATACGCGATCAGCAGACTGCTGCCAAGGAGGATCAGGCCGATGCGAACCATGCGCAGTCGGAAGATCACCTGCTTCTCCTGCTGATCAATGAGCACGGTGTACAGACGAGTGATGTAGAGGGTCGCGTCGATTTCATTCCTCTTGAGGATTTCGTCGCGGGTGTACTTCGGTCTTAACTCCTGGATGCCGCTGGGGAAGAGCGCTGCGATACCGAAGCCCACCGCGCTGATGCACACGAGCATCGAGAGCAGAAACAAGGGAGCCGGATTACTGACCAACAGCCCCGTGACGATGGATGCGGCAGCAATCAACATGCCCGCGCGAGTCTCCGCAGACGCAAGCCGACGCGACTGTCCGTCGAGTCGCCTCGAGAGCTCGCCCAAAGCGAGCTCAATCTGATGCTGCTTGTCGTCGAAAGACGGCTTGCGCTTTCCCATATCCGAACCATACTGCCCACCCAGAGAAAGGCTCATCTTGAGCACCGACACGCTCGAACAGCAGGACACCACCACCGACACCGGCGACCATGACCTGTTCGCTCACTACGCCCTCAAGAAGGACATCGAACGGTCGATGTTCGAGGGCGTCGAGATCACCGCGCTCTGCGGCAAGAAGTGGCGGCCGTCCCGCGACTTCACCAAGTTCCCCGTCTGCGGGACGTGCAAGACCATCCTGGAAGGAATCCCCGAGTGACCACCCGAGCCGACTACATTCGCTCCGACGAGCTCGCCGACGCCGCCGTCCGAGTCAGCGACCTCCCGAAGCTGTTCGGCGTCAGCCGTTCGACGATCGACGGATGGATCGCGAAGGACAGCATCCACACGTTCGAGCACCCCGTCTCGGAGGCGACAGGGCGGCCCCCGCTCGCCGTGCGCTTCGGCGACCTGCCCATCGACAAGCCGGGCACGACACGGTGGCACGCGAAGGTAAACCGGAAGAACCCCTGATAGAGTCTCTATGGTTGGACTCGTCCATACCCCACACCCTCGGAGCACCGCTTCCGGGGGTTTCGTGCTTTCAGAGCACGTCCCCCTCCCACAGTGTCGGTTGACCCCCAGTCCCGGCGAACGTGGTCGAGGGCGCCGCCAGGAGCGCGGCACACCGCGCCGTCAGGGCGGATAACAGAACACGCCCGAGCCGGCATCGCCGCGGCGGGCTCCCTTCCGGGATAGCTCAGTTGGCAGAGCTGCGCACTGTTAATGCGCCTGTCGCAGGTTCGAGCCCTGCTCCCGGAGCTGTGGAGGTGCGGGTCTTTCGACAACTTCGGGTGCGCGGTATTCAGCCCGCCAAGGCACCCCGAGCCGGTCCCGCACCTCCCACGACGTAACTTCCCTTCGAACCCTGGCGGTGCAACATGCGCGTCATCCTCGGCATCGCCTGCGGCCTCACCGCCAGCATCCTCGCCTACGTCCTGTGGCGCCCGACGCTCGCGTGGACGCTCACCCGCATCCCACCCGCCACACACCCCGACTGCCACCCCCGCTACCGGACCTGGCACCTCGGCATCGAAACCCTCGAGGAGCCCCGTTGAGCACCGCAGCTCGCAAGGCGCGCAAGCGCGCTGGCGCCGCCTACGTGAAGGCACGCAAGAAGCCCACTCGGCGCTTCGACGAGGCCCGCGGCCTCGGCCTCATCACAGGCCCCGAGATCATGGTCCGCATCCTCGCCCGGAGGTCGAAGTGACGATCGCAACACCGCCGCCGCCGATCGAGTACACCTGCCGCGAATGCGGGACGCCGTGGAACTCTTTGTCGGCCGCCGGCGAGTGCGAGATCATGGACATCGCCGAAGCGCGGCAGGCGCGGCGCGAGAAGGGCTGACCCGACGTGGCCTGGTCGACCAGCAACCGGAAGTCGCAACTTCCTGACGACTGGCCTCAGATCTGCAAGTTCATCCTGAAACGCGATCGCAACCGATGCCAGCACATCCGATTCGACACGGAACGGAAGTGCCTGCAATACGCAAATCAGGTCGATCACAGGGACCAGTCGCGGTCGTGGGATCACTCCCCGTCGAACCTGCAATCTCTGTGCGAGTACCACCACCGCGTGAAGAGCTCGTCGGAGGGTGGCACGGCCGCCTCAGCGCGCCGGCAGGCTGCAAAGAAGCGCCGGCACCCGGGACTGCTCCCGTAGCTGCAACTACCCCCGGTCGAGGTCCGTTCGAGCGCCGCGGCCGGGACGGTTCGCCCACCACGCGTCGATCGTCTCCTCCGACCATCCGCCGATCGGTCCGATCCGAACGTCCGGCTCCGGCATCTTGCCCTGCGCCGCATAGTGGCGGATCGTGCCTGCGGCCAGCCCGAAGCGCGCTGCAACTTCGGCGGGGCCAAGATAGTGCACGGTCATGCCTGCAATTGTCCCATGGGCTGTAGAATCGGCCATGGTTCCTTCCCTTCGGTTGGATTCCGCGCCCCGGCTCTGTTTCACCCTCCATCGGAGGTCGAGCCGGGGCATCTTCATGTCACCAGTCCTGCAATTCGCCCGGATCGGTCACGTCGAACATCGGTACTTCCCACGGCATCGACTCCGGCGGCGCCGGCCGCGGCCACCGCACACCGTCGAGCGGCTGCAACTTGCGGTCGTACACCGGAGACGGCTCCGGCGGGGTGAGCAGCGGATTCTCCCGTGAGTCTCCGGCTGCGCGGGTGAGTGCTGCAACTTCCGGCACCGCACTACGTCGCCTCATGGCGCACTTCCCTTCGAGATCCTGAGTGGTATCGCGCGGGAGCGTCCCCACAACGCTCCCGCGCGCTCCGCCGCAACGGTCGCCGCTCCCGACGCATCGCCCGCCCGTCGGCGAGACGAAACACGACGCTGAACTCCCCAGTCAGCCATTCGCTCATCGGTGCAACTTCCTATCGCGTCCCCTGCGGAGACTGAGGAGCAACTTGCTCCCGTGCGCGTTCCGGCCGTGACGCCGGGTGCCGCCTTCGCGGACGCGCGAACCTGCAACTAGAACACCTCGCCCCACGCCGGGTCCGGTGCAACTTCGACGATCGCGGGAACCTCGTCCTCCCACTCCTCGAAGGGCGCAACGTCCGGCGTCGTCGCATTCGCGATGATCGTGTGCACCTGCTGCCGGGAGAGCCCCACCGCCCGCGCAATGGCTACCTTCGTCGCCCCCTTCGACGCCGCGTCGAGAATGAGCGCGTCACGCTCCAACGTCAGCCGTCGCAGCATGTCGAGCTGGTCGAGAGCCCGATCCGCCGAGTCCTCCCACGCGACCTGCTCCCGCTCCTCCGCGGCGCGCTCCCGCCACTGCGAGAACGTCACCCGCTCGGTGCCCCAGTGCTCAATCCACCACTGCCGGAACTCAGACGTGACGATCCCGCGGACCATGTGCGCCGCGCCGTAAAACGCCGCCTGCTCCGTCGTGAACCCTCGCGCCGCCGCCTTCGCAAGGTACGCGTTCGCGCGGGGCGTGTTCTGAAACAGATACGTGACGCCGCCCGCATGATCGTAGAACCGTGCAAGTTCGCCCGCCACATACTCCGCCCATGCCGCGAAGTCGTCCCGGTAGATGCTCATGGTGTTCCCTTCGGTGCCCGGGTGTTTCACTTCCCGGGATCGTGCAAATAGGTGCCGTGCCTGTCAGCCGGCGGGCGTCAGCGCGTATCCGCGGCCGCCGATCCAAACGGCGTCTTCGCCGCCGACCTCGCCGGCGCTGAAATCGTCGCTCATGACGTAGTCGGCCGCGTTCGGGTGCCCATCCCACTCCGGCCGCGGGATGAGCCGCGAACGGCGTTCCACGGTCGCGGACGGGTCGCGTTCGATGTCGCCGGCGTACTCCGTGAGTACGTCGCCGTCCAGCGCCGCAGAGTAGGGCGTGAATCCGTCTTCCCAGTCGAAATAGCGCATTGCCTGTTCCCTTCGTCGTCCCCACTGTCTCACCGGTGGGGGTTGTCCCGTGCCGCGGTCGTGAGCCGCCGACGCCTACGCGTGGCACGGGGGAGCGGTCAGCCCGCGCGGACGATCGTCCCGCGCGAGGTGAACACGTGCCCGCAGACGATGTCCAGCGCGTCCATGCACGTCTTCGCGACCTCGTCGCGCGCCTTCTCGGCGTCGCTTATCGTCGCGTGCGGGCCGCCCATCGCGCGAGGGTTGAGGCCGCGCGCGTACACGTAGAACGCGGACACGTTCCCGCGGCCGTCGCGCCCCGGGTAGCGCGCAGCGATGTCGGCGAGCTCTGCGGGTGAACACTTCACCGGAGCCCCGGCAAATCGCCAGTGCTCGCCGTCTTCGTGGGCGTCGATGTACTCGGCTCCATCTGCGAGCATCTGCGCGTGCCCGGCGTGCGCGTCTTCCGCGCTGCGGAACGCGATCCGCTCTCGCGCCCCGTCCCGGATGACGTCCAGCACGGGCCGCGCCGGGTCACGGTAGTCGAAGTCGCGGGCAATCTGCACGCCCATGGTCAGCGCTCCCCGCGGATAGCGGCGATCGCCGCGGCCGGATAGGTGTACTCGACGCCGAGCGCGTCGAGTGTCGCCCGCGTCGTCTCCTGCATCACGTTCAGAGTGTGGAACGCCTCGCGCGCCGTCGCGCCGATGCTCCCGAATGCCTTCGTTCCCGGGTAGCTCTCACGGTTCGATCCGCCCGCCGGGATGATGTGCAACGTGTGCGTGCTCATCCCGCGCTCTACGGCGAGACGGTCGCCGTCCTGCAAAATTCCCGCCGCCTGAGCGTAAGCGGTGAGCATCGCGGCCTGCGTCGCAAGGTCCGCCTTCGTGATTCGGTTCGACATGGTGTTCCCTTCGGTAAGCCCGGTGTTTCACTTCCGGGTGCGTCCGTGTCTCGGTCGTGAACCGTCGCCGCCTACGCGGGGACACGGGAAGCCTCAGTGCTGGACGTCTGCGCCCGTCGCGCCCTCGACCCAGCACACGCCGCGGCCGTCCAGAGCCTCCCAGCACTGCAACACGGGCAAGAGCTCTCGCGCTTCCTGCAACGTGGCGAAGTACACCGCCACGCCGACCGGTAGCGGCGGCTCCACACAGTCCGCGTCCGTGTCGTCCTCGCACTCCGGCGGCTCCTGCGTGCCCCCGACCACGGGAGCGACAACGGGAGCATCCGGGGCAACGGTCACCGGGGCAACGGGAGCCGACGACTCGACCGCGCCCGGCTCCGCGCCGACCGTGCCGGCGTCATCCGTGCCGAGCTGCTGCGCCGGCGTCTCCTCACCCGCGACGACCGTAGCCGGCTCATCCACGGGGAGAGTGCCCGCGTCCGTCGCTGCGATGCATGCCATGAGTGCGACACCCGCGGCGAGGCCGCCGAGTCCCGCAAGTCCAACCTTCTGCGTAACGCGCATGGTGCGTCTGTCCCTTCGGTGTGTGGTGCCGGTGTTTCACTTCCGACACCACTGACTATACACACACCCGTTTGTGTGGTCTACCCCCCGTCCACACACCCGCACAGCCACGCCCCACCCGCGCACACGCCCCGACGCACGCCCACTGTCCAGCCAGCCGACACCGGCCCGCCGCACACGACACCGCGCATGTGTCAAGCCACCTGACACCCCCGGGCCACCACCCCCCGCCCCCGGCCCCGGCCCGCCCGCAAGCGTTCTGCCTCTCGCGGTGCGCGCGGGTCTGGGGGGTCATGATGCCGCCCAGACCACGCGACCGACGCGTGCCGATACTGTGGCTCCATGCAGATCGCCCTCGACGTCTTCACCGTTCTCCTGGCGGCCGCCGCGCTGATCGTCTCGATCCGGGCGATGAAGGTCGCGAAGAACGCCCCTCTCGAGGAACGAACCCGCTCGAACCGAGACGAGATCAGAGAGGCGTTGCTGGCGACAAACGATCCGTTCTTCGCCGCCCTCTATGCACTCGATCGCGGTAGACCCGTGGGAGACATCCCAGACGTAATCCCAGTAGCGCGCGACGTCCTGGACCGCATCGGCCCGAGGTTGCCCGAAGAGGTGGACCTCGTCCTGCTTCGCATCCGGTTCGACCAGGTGGTCTCACGATGGAACAGCGTGACCGGAAACGTCGCTGCGGTTCAGCGGATGGTCGAGGACGTGAGCTATTGGGATGAGCAGCTTGCGGAGCTCGACCCGAATGCCACCGAGAGCATCCGGACGGAAGTGAAGACCCGACTCGCCGAGGCTCGCAGGGAAGAGCAGAGTCTCAGGGACGAGGGAACCGCGCTGCGAATGAGCCTTCGCGAAGCGCTGACGGAGACGCGCGACGCGAGCACGAAGTACATCAGCTCGGTCGACGAGAAGGATAAGAAGAGCTCGAAGTAGGCCAAACCCAAGTCCTCATCGCTGCCCTGTACCGCTTCGAGCTCATCCGCTGAGGATGTGCCGCTTGTCGCTACGATTCGAGCATGCAGATCCAGTTCGACCCGTTCTCGTTCGCCGTTGCGGTGATCGCGGTTCTCGTTTCTCTCCGGGCGTACGTCCTCTCGAAGCGGGCGCCCCACGTTGAGCGGGTACGTCAGAACAGGGACGTCGTCCGCAGCGCGCTGCGCGACCTCGCCGACGTGTTCCGTGACCTGCGGCATGAGCTCGATGAGGGCCGCGAGGTCGGCGAGGTGCCGTCTGAGATCGACGCCGCCTACTCCGTACTCGAGGAGTACGGGCCGCGTCTGCCCGAACGGAGTCACGTCTGGCAGATTCAGAGTTCGATCCGAGAGCTCCAATCGGCATGGCGCTCAGCGATCAGCAGCGCGGAGCGAGTCCGGGGGATGGACCAGGAGGTCACGCTCTGGGAGACGGAGATCGCGAGCTCTAACTATCCCGAGAAGACGCGGGCCCTGATGAGACGCAACCTTAGCGAGGCGCGTCGTCGGCAGGCCGAGATGCGGAGAGTGCTCGACACGTCGCTGACGAACCTGCGCGCGGCTGTCGACCCCGCCGAGGTTGCCAGCGGCGACTATGTGAGCAGGATCGACGCGGAAGAGCGAGGCGCGGCGAAGTAACTTCACACGGCCGGTGCGCTGCCAGGAGAGGTGCGAGGCAAGTTCTCAGGGTGAACAAGCTCACCGAACTGGTGGATCTGCCAGAGATCGGCTTCCGGCCGCCAAACGAAGGTGAACACCATAGCCTCTACGTCCGCCATCGTGTTCGTGGTGTAGCCCTCGCCGACTCCCGACAGGATCTTCACGTAGACCACATCGTCAGCACCGAGGGCGGTGTTGGCGAGGCTTCCGATGGCAGGGCCTTCGATCGATCGCATGGTCTCTCTGGTCGCAGAGAAATCGCCCCACGCGTCTTTGGATTCAGGGGTCACCATTCGGTCAAGGATCGACCGGTCGAGGCTCTCATCGCGCACGCCATGGAAGAAGACCCGAGCCAGATTGACCGGGTGATTCGGCGGTAGCGCCGCCATCTGGTATCGCGCGTCGTCATCGTCCGTCCAGGTGTCATCGGTCATGCGCCGATCGTACCTCTGGCTACTCATCACCACCGTCCGGTGGCCGTTTCGGTCGCCGGCTTCCGATTCGGGAGAGGCATCACCATGGCTGGCAATGGACCGGCGCCGAAGGAAAAGCGCTCGCGAGGGCGCGACAACCCCGCGCGCGAGATCATCAAGTCCGACGGACGTCTGGGAGGCTTCCCCCTGCCGGAGGATGTGCTGCCCCTGATCCCGGAGAAGGACCGCGACCCCGACTACTACGAGGGCGAGGCGCAGCGCGAGGAGTGGCACCCGCAGACGGTGCGCTGGTGGGACAACTGGCGGTCGTCGCCGCAGGCCGCCAAGATGCTGACCGCTCCCGACTGGGACTACCTCCTCGACACCGCGCTGCTGCACCACCAGATGTGGATGAGCGGCGGGAAGAACTCGGAGCGCGCCGCGGAGATCAGGCTGCGCGTCGCCGCGTTCGGAGCGACGATCGCTGACCGCTTGCGCCTGCGCCTCGAGGTGGAGGTGCCGGAGGAGTACCCGGTGGGCAACGCCGAGAACTCGAACGTGACCAGCATCGACGAGCGGCGCCAGCGACTCGGAGGCATGTAGATCATGCCTCGGCGTCTGCTGCACTCGCCGGGGCACGACAGGAAGCGATCCCTCGGGTGGATCGCAACGTGGTGGATCGAGACGTTCGTCGTCCACGGCCGCGGCGGCGCGCAGGGCATGCCGATCCAGTACGGCGACGAGTACACCGGCTTCATCGTCGACTGCTACGCGCACGACGCCGCCGGCAAGCGCTTCTACAACTCGGCCTTCTTCTCCCGCCCGAAGGGCACGGACAAGTCGGGCCTCGCCGCCGCGCTCGTCCTCTTCGAGGCCTTCGGGCCGGCGAGGTTCGCAGGGTGGGCCAAGGGTGGAGAGACGTACGAGTTCCTCGGCCGCACGTACACCTACGTCGCCGGCGAGCCGATGGGCAAGCCGGTCAAGACCCCCGTCGTCAAGATCATGGCGACGGAAGAGGGCCAGACCGGCAACGTCTTCGACAGCGTCTACTACAACCTGACCGACGAGAATGCGCCCCTCTACGCGTTGAAAGCCGTCTACGGAGTCGACGCGGGCAAGACGCGCGTCCTCATCCCGCACAACGGTGGCCAGATCACGCCGTCCACCGCCGGTGCCGCGTCGAAGGACGGCGGGCTCGAGACCTTCGCGGTCTTCGACGAGACCCACCTCTACGAAACGCCCACGCTGCGCGCGATGTACGACACCGTCGTCCGCAACCTGTCCAAGCGTCGCAAGGAAGGCACGTGGTTCATCGAGACCACGACCATGTACGAGCCCGGCGCCGAATCGGTCGCCGAGGACACCTACTTCCTCGCCGATCAGATCGAGGAAAAGAAGGCGCGCAGGCCGCGTCTCCTCTTCGATCACCGGTGGGCTGACGTCGAGTCCCTGGACAAGATCAAGGTGCCGGACCCGACTAAGCGCGGCGGCCAGCGGCTCGAGACGGAGGAGGAGTACCTCTCCCGACTCACAGCCGCGTTTTACGAGGCGTTCGGCGACGCGATCGCGTGGAACGACCCCGAGGGCATGCTGGACGACCTGTTCGACCCGCGGCGGTCCGAGGAAGACACCATCCGGTACTTCTTCAACGCGGTCGTCGCCGGGAAGCACTCGTGGCTCAAGCTCGTCGAGTGGTCGCGGATCAGCCTGCAGGCGCGGCTCGCCGAGGCGAAGGAAGCCGGCACCAAGCTCGGGTTCCGGCCGCCGGCGCGGGGCGACAAGATCGCTCTCGGGTTCGACGGCTCGCTCAACTCGGACGCGACCGTGCTCATCGCATGCCGCATCGACGACGGCTACGTCTTCCCGATCGGCATCTGGGAAGCGCCCGACTCGAAGGAAGCGAAGCACTGGACGGTCGACCATCAAGAGGTCGAAGCCGTGCTGGACGAGACCTTCAAGAAGTTCAAGGTCGTCGCGTTCCTCGCCGACCCGCCTCACTGGCGCGACTACGTCGACCGATGGGAGACGAAGTACGGTCCCGACCTGCTCGTCAAGGCGTCCGAGGCGAAGCCGATCACGTTCGAGACGAACCAGCACACCGTGATGGCGAAGGTCGTCGAGCGCACCGAGACCGCGATCAAGTCCGGGGAGCTCTTCCACGGCAACCACAAGGTGCTGACCCGGCACGTCCTCAACGCCTCCCGGTGGAAGCGCTCAGCGGGTGACGTCATCGGCAAGGACCGCAAGGGCTCGATGAAGAAGATGGACGCCGCCGTCGGCATGTGCCTCGCGGTGGAAGGCCGCGCGCGGTACAAGAAGCAGTTCAAGAAGCGGACGGGCACGGCTCGCCGAGTCCGGTAACCCCGGGGAAACGAGGTGGAGAGTGCTCACCGAAGCGAACATCCCGGACACCGACGACTGGTGGCTCCTGCGCCTGGCGAACCGCCTCGGCACGGGCCTCCCGCGGATGGAGAAGCTGCGCTCGTACCGTGACGGCGACGCCCTGCTTCCCGCCGACTCGTGGGACGCCGCGACGAGCGAGCAGTACCTCCGCTTCATGCGGCGATCGCGACTCCACGTCGCGGAGACGCTGCGAGACGCGCGCACCGACCGACAGGAGGTGATCGCGTTCCGCACGTCCGCCGCCGGCGACGAGAACGGCGACCTGGTCGCTCAGGCGATCTGGGACCGCTCGCGCATGGCGATGCAGTCGGTGCCGCTGTTCAACGACCTCGGCGACTACGGCCGCGCGTACATCATCACCGCGCCGGACTCGAGCGGGAAGGCGCTCTGGCAGATCGAGAACGAGTGGACGACGATCAGCGAGCAAGACCCGCGGTTCCCGTGGGTCACGCGAGCTGCGATCACCGTCGGCTACAACTCGATCCTGCGGACCGAGGAAGTGACGCTCTTCCGGCCCGGCTACTACCGAGTCGCGTACCGGTCGACGAACGTGCCGACGCTCCCTGCCGATGGCACGACGTGGACTGTCACGTCCGACTGGTCGTGGGTCTCCGAGCCGATCCGGACAGGAGCGATCGACGAGTGCATCGTCACGCAGCTCGCGACCCCCGACGGCGCCGGCATCTACGAGAAGCACCTCGACACGCTCGACCGCATCAACGAGATCACGCTGAACGCCCTCACCCTCATCGTCATGCAGTCCTTCCGGCAGCGCGCCGTGATGGCTGACCTCGACGAGGTCTACCCGGAGGATCACCCCAAGGCGGGGCAGGAGATCGACTACGACGAGGTGTTCCGCACTGGCCCCGCGGCCCTGTGGACCCTCCCGTCCTCCGCGAAGATGTGGGAGTCCGCAGCGACCGACGTGCGACCGATCTACGAGGCGCGCAAGGACGAGCTGAAAGACCTCTGCACGATCACCCGCACGCCGATGAGTCTGTTCGACTCGTCGAACGCGAACCAGTCGGCGCTCGGCTCGCAGATCAGCCACCAGCCGCTCGTAAACGCGGTGAACCGCATGAACCGGGTCGCGGGTGTCTCGCTGGCTCAGGCCATGTCCCAGTCGCTCCGCATCGAGGGGCAGGACACCCGGTCCGAGTTCACGAAGATCGAGGTCGAGTGGGCGAAGGTCAACCCGGCCACCCTCGCCGAGAAGGCGGAAGCCGCGCCGAAGTTCAAGGGCGGCGGCGCCACGCAGGCGTTCATCGACGCCGAGGTGTTCGAGATGACGCCGCAGCAACGGCGGCAGGCCGAGACCGACCGGGCCGACGAGGCGTTCAACGCGGCCCTCGCGATCGCGCCGGCGACCCGCCAGGCGGTGAGCACGACAGGAGCGAACGATGGCGAATGAGGATCTCAAGTACGAGCACCTCGTCGCCACCTACGCCGCGCAGCAGGAGTCGATCGTCGAGGCGCTGCTGAGGGCTCTCCTGCAGATCTGGCTCCCGTTCGTGTGGTGGGGTCGGCCCGACATGGTGAACGCCGCAGCCGCAGCGTCCGCCGTCCAGGTCGACGCCGCCACACGGCGAGCCCGGCGTACCGCCCGCGCGTTCATGCTCCGCCAGCTCGAGCTCGTCGACGCGCTCCCGGACGAGCTCCCGCCGATCGAGGACACCTACGAGCGCGGCGGGACGTCCATCGTCGAGGTCTACAAGCGACCCGCCCGGCAACTCGAGCACCGCATCCGCGAGCGCTTCCGCAACCCCACCACGGAGACCATCGACTGGCCCGACCGGGTGCCCGACGAGGTCTGGAAGACGTTCGAGGATCGACTGACCTCGATCGTCAACGACGACATCGCTGCGGTCACCCGCGACGAGGCGCAGAAGGTGATGGCGGCCTCTCCGAAGGTCATCGGCTACCGCCGCGTGATCCACCCGGAGTTCTCCAAGACGGGAACCTGCGGGCTCTGCATCGTCGCGGCCTCGCGCTTCTACTCGAAGTCCGAACTCATGCCGCTCCACGACCTGTGCAAGTGCACGATCTCGCCCCTGACGAAGGACCGCGACCTCGGGCTGCGCCTCAACGAAGCTGACCTCGCGCGGATCTACGCGGCCGCCGGCTCCAACTACGCCGACGACCTCAAGCGCATCACCGTCCAGGTGCGAGAGCACGGCGAGCTCGGGCCGATCCTCACACGCAAGGGCGACGCATTCCGCAGCCTCGCGAAGGTCAACCGCGACTCGAAGCGGAAGCAGTTCACCCCCTACGCGCGCATGACCGCGGACGACCAGCGAAGCATGTGGGAGTCGCAGCTCGCGACCTCCGAAAGCGGCCTCCGAATCCTCCTCGACGCGCGCGACAACGGCACCAACCTCGTCGACATCACCGGCAAGGGCGAGACCCCCATCCCGGTGAAGGACATCGACAAGGCGATCGCCTGGTACCGCTCGCTCATCGCACGGGCAGAGTCCAACCTCGCCTGACACAGACCCCCCACCTCGATCCGGGGCGGGTTCCACCTTCCGATCCGGAGGACTCATCACCATGCTCACCCACCAGCCCATCCGTATCCTCGGCCCGCAGTTCGCGCCCGCATGGCACCGTCCGTGGTTCCGCTACATCGACCCCGTTCCGGGCGCCGAAGCGGGCACGCAGACGCCGCCGGCGCCGGGGGCTCCCGCGCCGAAGGAGGAGAACCTCGGGTTTCCCAAGGACACCCCCCTCGACCAGATGAAGCCCGAAGAGCGCGAGGCGTACTGGAAGAACCAGTCCAAGGTGCAGCAGCGCATCGCCGAGGCGGAAAAGCGACGGGCGAGCGCATACGAGCAGTTCGGCACGGTCGAAGAACTGCAGAACGCGGCCAATGCCGCCGAGCAGGCCCGCCAGGCCGCGCTCAGCGACGCTGACCGCGAGCTCGAGCAGGCGAAGACCTCGGCCAAGGCCGAAGGATTCGCCGAGGGCACGAGCAAGGTGCTCGGGTCCGCCGTGAAGGGATGGCTCATCGCGCTCACCAAGGGCGCGAACGAGACCGTCGAAGCCGCAACCTCCCGCGTGGAGGGTGCGATCGAGTTCGCCGATCTGACGAAGTTCATCGGCGACAACGGAGAACTGGACGCCGCCAAGGTCCAGACGTTCTCGCAGTCCCTCGGTTCGGCGGACAGCAACGGCACCCAGTCGGAAGCGGCGTGGGGACAGCGGTTCCACAGCGACCACGCTGGCCGCATCCCCCCTGCACCCGGAGCGACCGGTTCGGTCGCGTCGATGGAGCAGGCCGCCTACGACGCCATGAAGCCCAAGACCACCGCCTAAGGAGGCACTGATGTCTGATTTCCAGATCAAGTCTCGTGCGACCGGCGCGAAGCAGGACACCCGCTGGCGCGCGTCGGCGCACGGTGAAGACGCTGCGCGCCCCGGTCAGCTCGACGTGTCCGCGTTCACCGCTGGGACGCACTACAACATCCCCGGCCAGGACAAGAACGTGATCCCCTCGGGGGTCGCGGTCGCCCTGCTCGCCAACGGCCTGTACGGGCCGTACAGCGCGACGGCCGGCGCCGACGACAGCGACCCGCGTCGCACGCTCGCCGGCTACGTCAACGACAACGAGGGCGTGTCCCTCGGCGACGACCCCGCGACGGCCAAGCCGACGTTCGCCCGCCTCGTGCACGGCATCGTCAAGCCCTCGCTCCTGCCCATCGCTGCTCAGCGCACGACCGTGAAGACGGCCAAGTCGAGCGGCTCGTTCACCTACGTGGAGGACTGACCCATGGCGTTCAGCAAGAACCACCGCACCCCCGCGCAGCTCACCGCGTTCGCCCGCGCTGCGTTCCGCCTTCACGTCGAGTCCTTCGAGACCGCCGCGATGCTCCCGCTCGAGGCCTCGCCGACGCTGACCTACTCGGTCAACATCGGTCAGTCCGTGCTCCCGGCCGCGGCCTCGTACCGCAGCTTCAGCACCGAGTCCGAGGTCGGCACGCTCGAGGGCGGCCAGACCGCCGACGGCAAGCTGCCCCCGATCTCGATCCGGACGCCCGTCGATGAGCACCAGCAGCTCGTGCTGATGAACATGGACGACGCGATCGGTGAAGCGTTCGAGAAGCGCGCGCGCCGCAACGCGCAGGCCGTCGGCTCGCGCTTCGTGCTCGGCCAGGTCGAGGCGCTCGTCTCCGGCAAGGTGACGATCCAGGAGCGCGGGCTCAGCGTCGTCGTGGACTTCGGCCGCAAGGCCGCGCAGACCGGCACCGCGCCGACCCTGTGGAATGCCGCCGGCGCCGACCCGATCTCCGACCTGGACGGCATGCGTGCGGTCATGGGCAAGGGCATCTCATCCATCGTCATGCCGCGCGCGATCCTCGCCCTGCTGCAGACCAACGAGGAGATCATCAAGCTCGTCGTCCAGCGCGGGGACAACCTCCCCACCCGCGTCAGCGAGACGGACGTCCGCTCGCTGCTCCGCGAGTGGGGCTACGGCGAGGTCCGCGTCAACGAGCAGACGATCGTGAACCGTGCCGGTGTCGAGCAGCCGCTCTTCCCGACCGACCGCATCTCGATGCTGTCGGGCTCGCAGTTCGGATCGACGCTCACCGGCATCACCGCCGAGTCGCTGGCGCAGGACAACGGCATTTCGCGGGCCGAGGCCGCCGGCGTGTTCTCCGGCGCGACCCACACGCACGACCCCGAGGGGTACAACGTGCTCGTCTCCGCGATCGGCCTGCCGATCCTGCAGGCGCCCGACAACACCGCGTCCCTCAAGGTCGCGTAACCCCACCCGGTCACTGCGGGGCGGTCCCTTCCGGGGGCCGCCCCGCACCCGTAAGGAGAAGGTCTGCCATGAGCAACACGAAGCGAATCCTCAACGGTCACGTCGCCCGCGTCATCGGCGGCGTGCTCGTCACCGCCGGCCCCGGCGATCCGGCGCCCGACTGGGTGACGAACCCGGCACTCATCGACGAGCCGAGCGCGGAGCCGGTTGGCACTGACGCCGTCCAGGCCCCGACGCCCGCCCCGTCAGCGCCGAAGGCCGCCCCGTCGGCCCAGAACACGGACGACCTGTCCGGCCTCGGCATCAAGGAGCTGCGCGATCTCGCCGAAGCGACGGGCGTCGCGAAGAGCGGCAGCAAGGCGGAGATCGCCGACCGCATCCGCGCGAAGCGGTCAGAAGCGAAGCCCGACGGCGTCGTCGGCGACGACGAGACGTCGGACCGCGATGCGCTCGTCGCCAAGGCGACGGCCCTCGGTGTCGAAGACGCCGAGAACCTGACCGACGACGAGCTCAACGCCGCGATCGAGTCGCTGGAGGAGTGACCACATGACGACGCTCCCCGAAGTCTCGCCCGACGAGATCCCCAAGCACTCCACGGTGGACGTCTCCGACCTCGGCAAGGAGTACCTCGAGGGCAAGCTCGGCGAGGTCGTCGACTCGATCAAGAGTCGATGGGGGAGCGTCGTCGCCTCACGCCTGGAATCCGGTGTCCTCACCACGCGCCTCTACAACGCTGTCGTCATCCGAGTCGCCGCCCGCGTCTTCGGCAACGAAGAGGGGTACAAGGAGGAGCACGAGGGCCAGTACGGCTTCCAGCGCGAGTCACTCGCGGCATCCGGATACATCTGGTTCAGCGACATCGACGAGCGTGACCTCACGGGTCGCGTCGCGCCGAAGCGCGGCGGCCGTGCCGGAACCGCGACGCTGAGCAGACAGAAGGGGTGGCCCTGATGTCGCTCCTTGGCCGCCGAGCTCCTCACACCGTCCAGGTCCAGAAGCGAAAGATGGTCCGCAACGAGCGCGGCCAGCGCGAGTACGTGCCGGACGGAGCACCGATCACAGTCCGCTGCATGGTCGAACCTGTGCGCGACTGGTCGTCGTCGGAGGAGGTCGAGACGCTCGGCCTGCAGGTGGTCGACCTCGCCATCGTCCGCTCCCGACTGTGGCCCGGCGACATCAACTCCTACGTCCTCTTCAACGGCGCCGAGTACGAGACGGTCGGCGCACCTCAGAGCCATTCCGTCTCGAAGCGCACGGGACACCACCGAGTCACGATCAAGTGGCTCCGCGACCTGTAGGAGGCTCGGATGTCGTACGTCGACCCTCGCGCCGGCTCCATGGCCGCGCAGATCGCAGGCCAGAGTCGCGAGATGGACCTCGTCGCCCAGCGCGGTCTCCGCGCCGTGCGCTCAGTCGCCGCGGCGCACCGCCTCACCGGCGAGTACCTCAGCAAGACGTTCGTGGCGACCGTCCCCTCGCTGCAGCCCTCGAAAGTCGGCCCCATCGACGACCGCCTCATCGTCGCCGACGACAAGGCGGCCGTGTCCATCGAGTACGGCCACCTCGTGCGCTTCAAGAACGCCCGGCGCGTGAAGTTCGTGCCGGGCCAGCACATCATGAGCAAGGCGCTCCGGGCGGTGGGCTGATGGGACTCCTCCTCGACAACGACGGCCTGTTCCAGACGCTCGTGCGGCAGATCGCGCCCGCCCACTCCGATGTGGCCGCCGACCTCGACGTCGGCACTTTCGCCGCGCTGCCCCTCGTCACGCACTACTCGCTCGCATCGCAAGACGGGAACGGGCGCGACCTCTGGACGGTGACGCTCACCCTCAGCGTCTTCGACGACCCCCACACCGCCTTCGCTGTTGCCGACACGCTCTACACCGGCGTGCACGGCTGGGATGAGCTGCCCACGGCCGGAGTCGTCGCGGGGGTCGGAGCCGTCGAGTCCATCCTCAACGAGATCTCTGCATTCTCGCGGGTCGGCGGAGAAGCGCAGATGGAAGCCAAGTCCGCGATCCAGCTCACCGGCTCGTGGCAGCTCGCCGTCCGCAAGTTCTAGTCCTTCTGCGCCCCTCGGGGCGGGTCTGCAACCCCAACACCCAGGAGGAACCGTGTCTGTCGACGCAACCACACTCGTAATCCCCGGGCACGGAACTGTCTTCCACGCCCCCGTCAACACCGTCCCGCCGGCGTCCCCGCTCGAGGCGTTCAACCTGCAGGACGACGGTCCGTCGCCGTGGAAGAACCTCGGCCACACGTCGAAGCAGAACACCATCGCCTTCACCAAGGAGGGCGGTGAGAAGGAGTCGATCGACACCTTCCTCGCCGACGCCGTGCGCACCACGACCAGCTCGGTCACGTGGGGCGTCACCGTCGCGGCGCTGCAGTTCGACGCGGCGACCCTCGACCTCGCCTTCAACGGCGACTTCGACCCGGTGACCGGCGGCTACACCGTTGCCACGCCGAAGCCGCTCTCGACCGCCCTGTTCCTGTACTTCCAGGACTCCACGGGGTCGGTCGGTTTCTGGATTCCGAACACGGAGGTGTCGCTCGGTGACGCCCCGTCGGTCGACACGGCGCAGTTCCTCGAGCTGCCGCTGTCCGTCTCGATCCTGTCGGCGGCCAACTCCGCGATCCCCGCGGTCGAGGGTCGCGCCGGCGTCTTCCAGATCTTCAAGACCGGGCTCGCGGCTCCCACGCCGTAACCCCCTACCCGTCCCCCTGGGTGCAGTGCCGCAGACCCGCCCAGGGGGACGTCTTCCTCACCAGGTCTGCACCGCACGAAAGAGGTCTGCAATGACGACTCCCACGAAGCCTCAGGATCGGAAGACTCCGGTCCGCAGCAAGACCCCGAAGCCCTCCGAGGTGATCGAGGCCGAGCAGGACGCCGAGGAGCTCCGCCGTGAGCTGCTCGGCGACATGCCGCCCCTCCGCGAGCCGCACCGGTTCCGCCTCGGCCACCGCAACGCGTTCACGAACCTCACGCTCGACGCCGCGAAGTCCGGTGCCTTCGATGGCAACGGCGACGGTGAGGGCATGCTCGAGTTCGACATGACGAAGCCCGAGGACATCGAGCGGTACCAGAAGTTCGCCGACTTCGTCGCCTCGATCGACGAGTGGGCCGAGACCATCGCCGAGGACAAGGACGCCTACGCCGCCTGGTCCGAGGGGAAGACCGAAGAGCACTTCGTCGCCCTCTACATGCACTACCGGGACGAACTGGGGAAATCGCGCAGCTCCGAGAGCTGATCGACGAACTCGACACTCAAGGAGCGCTGCGCGCAGACCTGGCCCAGTTCTACCACGGGCTCAACATCGACGACGTGTGGGCGGGCAAGGTCTCTGCCCACCACGTCGTGATCCTCGCCGAGCACCTGGTGCTCAATCCGCACTCTCGCGTCTACGCCCTCCGGGGCGGCTCGCCTGAGCTGCAGGGGTGGGACGCCGCGACTGTTGTCGCCGTCCGCACCCACAACCTCATCGCCTCGCTGATTCAGGGGCTCGCCGGGCAGAAAGACCCAGCGATGTTCATCGACTGGCCTGGCGCCGAGGAACACGAGACGACCATGCAGCCGCGGACCATCGCGGAGCTGCTGAGCGGGACGCTCGACAACTTCATCAAAGAGTAGGGGTGACACGGATGGCAGGTATCAACCCGGGGCGTAACGCAGGTCGCCTGTCCATCCGTGTCATCCCGAACACCAACGAGTTCCGCCGCGACCTCAAGCGTCGCCTCGATCTGATCGAGAAGAGCACGTCGATGACGGTTCGCGTGACGCGTGCGCGTCTCGACGGCCGGCGCATCAAGGAGGACATCCGGCGGCAGCTCGATACCCTTGGCGACCTCGACGGCGGCGTCCGATTCAAGGCGACACCCGACGTGCAGGACATCAAGGACGTCGTCGCGCCGGTGCGGCTCACGATGGACCGCCTGACGGTCACCCGCCTGCGCCGTGAGATCGACAGCACCCTCCGCGATATCGAAGTCAAGATGACCCCGTCCGTGGAGGACCGCCGGCTCCGCCAGCAGCTCGACGGGCTGAGCGCAGAGTTCCACGAGCTCTCCGGCCGTCTCGCCCGGGACATCCTCTCGCCCGAGGACGCCGAGAAGCTGCGCCTCCGTCTCAACGACATCAAGGACCACATCGACCACGTCGCGCGCGACCGCGAGACGCGCATCGAGGCCAACCCCTTCACCGCATGGGCCTCCGCGCGGCTCGCGTGGCTCACACGCCCCCGGACCGTCGAGATCTTCGCGACCGTCTCCAAGGCGTCCGTCGTCTCCGCGCTGACAACGCTCTCTGCGCTGTCCGGCGCCCGCCTGTCCTGGAAGTGGATCGACGACCTCGCCACGTCGATGAAGAACCTCGACAAGAACCTCCCGTCGATCATCGGATGGACGACGAGCATCACATCGCTCGTCGGCGCCATCTTCGCCGCCACCAGTGGGCTCGTCGGCATCGGCCAGGGGCTCTTCTCGATCCTCCCCGCGTTCCTGGTCGTTCCGGGTCTCATCCTCAACGCCGTCGGCTCGCTGACGGCGCTCATCGTCGCGCTCCGAAACACGGGCACCGAACTCGCGGAGCTCAAGGACGACATGTCCGAGCTCGGTGGCATCATCAACGACGCATTCTGGGGGCAGGCTCGACAGCCAATCCTCGACCTGGTCAACGGCCTCATGCCGCAGCTCCGGACCTCGTTCCACGAGCTCTCCACCGGCATCGGCCAGTTCACCAGCGAGCTCGCCAAGGCCTTCGGCAAGGAGCTCGGCGACGGCGGCCTCGAGCGGATCTTCTCCGGCATCGCGGAGGGCTGGCGAATCCTCTCCACCGGCGCACCGGCGTTCGCCGGCGCGATGACGTCACTGTCCCAGGTCGCGGCGAAGTACACGCCTCGACTCGCTCAGTGGTTCGTCCGCCAGGCCAACACCTTCGACCACTGGCTTGAAGCGGTCTCCACAGACGGCCGCCTCGACGGCTGGATGGAGAACGCGATCCGGTCGATGTACGACCTGTGGGACGCGACGACTGGCATCGCGGGCGTGTTCGAAGGGCTCTGGCGTGCCGCTGACTCCGCCGGCTCCAAGGGGCTCGCTGGATTCGCAGACATGATGCAGCAGTGGGAGCGCATCGTGAACGGTGCCGACTTCCAGCGCGGCCTCACCGCGGTGTTCCGCGGCGCCAGCGTCGCGATGAGCGCGTTCGGAGACGGTGTCACCGCGATCGGTCGTCTGATCCTCGGGCTCGACCGCTCCATCGAGAAGTTCATCGGCTCAGCTGGCACCTTCCTCGGCGGGCTCATCGAGGGCGCAGCGAACGCGCTGAATCAGCCGGCCGTCGACAAGGGGCTGCTCGATCTGTCCGACGGACTCGTGCGTGCCCTCGAGGGAGTCCGTCCGCACCTGCCCGCGATCGCGGCGACCTTCGGGAGCTTCCTCGGCTTGCTGGGCGACCTCGCCGGCACGCTTCTGCCGACGGCAGCCGGCGTTCTCGCGGAGCTCATGCCCGCGGTCGACCGACTGATCTCCCAGATCCGGGATTCCGGCATCCTCGATTCGCTCGGGGAGGCCGTTACCCAGATCGCGGCACAGCTCGGCCCCGCCCTGGACGAGTTCGTCAAGGCGGCCGGGCCGGTGCTGATCGACGCGCTGGTGTCCCTCGCGGACGCGCTCGTCGACATCCTCCCGGTGCTCACGTCGCTCATCGAGGCTCTTGGGGAGTGGATCGCCGCTCTCGGCGAGTGGTCTCGCGCCAACGGCGACTTCTTCGACGGCGTCCGCGAGTTCATGGGATGGGACATGGACTCGTCCTCGGCGCTGCAGCAGCTCAATAAGCTCGGTCAGTTCAAGGCGAAGGACGACGGCAACCCCTTCACGGTCGAGGTCTCCTTCGACTTCGACCGCTACTGGAACGACAGTCGAATGACCGTCTCCGAGAAGGCGCGCGGAATGGCGAAGGTCTTCATGGACGAGTACGAGCGCGTACTCGCCGCCGAGGGCCAGGGCGCTGCAGACGCGCTCGTCGAGGAAATGCGCAACATCGAAGGCATCCCGCCCGAGGTGATCGCCAAGATCAACGAGCAGCTCCAGCAGGGATTCGCTCTGCCAGACCTCAGCGCCACGGAGGTCTCGAAGCTCGAGTCGGTGGTCGAGAAGGTCAAGCAGGCCTTCAAGGAAGGCGGCGCCGAGGGCGCGACGGAGATGTGGAACGAGCTCCTTGGCAGCTACTCGGCCTACCCCCTGAACGACAACGTGCGTGCATGGGCGGAGTCCGAGTTCAAGGACTTCGGCTTCGAGCTCCCGGACCCCAAGTTCAGCCCGCGAGCGGCTGACGTCGCATCCGCCGAGGCGAAGCGCATCGCCGACCGAATCCGCACGTCGTTCACCGACGGCAAGGGCAGCAAGGCATGGCTGAGCGAGTTCTGGTCCGTTGACCTGGCCACGCGCCGACAGATCATGACCGAGCTCGGCGATCTCGCCGACGAGGCCACCGAAGCTCTGAACATCAATCGCAACGGCCGAGGCGGGGGCGGCGGAGGCGCAGGCGGCGCGAGCTTCTCTCGACAGCTCGCCCAGGGTATCCAGCTCGGCTTGCCCGAGCTGGATCGTTCCATGAGGTCCATCCAGGACAGTGTGCAGCGAGGGATGACGGGCTCCGAGACGTGGCTCGCTCCCCGAGGAACCGCCATGATGGGCGGTTTCAAGGCGGGGATCGACGGCTTCACGCCGATCATCTCCGCGAGCATGGCCGGGCTGGGCGGTGTGCTTACCGGCGCGATGGCGTCGGCCGGGTCGTGGCTGGTCCCGACGGGCGCGGCGACGATGAACGGAATGCGCGTCGGCGCGGACTCCGCCCGTGGAGGCGTGGTCGGCGCGTTCACTGGCCTGCGAGGCTCGATCGCCGGCGTCCTGGCGGGCGCCGGCGGGTGGTTCTACGGCGTCGGTGCGGCGCTGATGTACGGCATCGCCCGGGGCATCGGCGACAACTCAGGCGTCGTCTCTCGCGCGGCGTCCGGCGCTGTCAACAGGGCAGTCGCAGCGTCGCGAGCCGCTGGAGACATCCACTCGCCGTCCCGCCGAACCAACCGTGAGATCGGCCTGCCTCTCGTGCAGGGCATCGCGGTCGGTATCAAGTCGGGCGCTGCAGGCGTGCGCAAGTCGATGGAGAACGCCATCGACTTCACCGGAGTCACGGGCACTGGGCCGTCGGTCAACACCGACGGTCGAAGCGCCGCGGCCGCGGGCGGCGTCAACCTGCACATCCACAACCCTGTCGTTCGAGACCTCAAGTCCGAGGCATGGGAGGCAGCGCAACTCGTAGGGGCGGTGAACGTATGATCCGGGTGAACGGGATTCCGCTGGACAACCCGGACCTCGGCTGGGTCTTCCGGCCACGGTCCATGCCCTACTCAGCGCTCGAGGCGTCCAGTGACGAGCTCAGGGTGGCGGGACGAGACGGCTACGTCGCAACTCCCGTCACCCTGAGTGCGCCGTTGATGCCGCTGGTCGTCAACACGCCGCCCTCCGGGTGGGAAGCTCTGCTTGCGCTGTTCACGGCCCGCCAGCTCGTGCTCACTCGCGACGACGAGCCCGACGTGCAGGTGAGCGCGCGCTTGAAGGGTGCGGGCCCGGATCACGTGTTCGCACGCAACGAGTGGATCGATGCGACGTTCATCGTCGAGCTGACCGAGGTCTATTGGCGCGGCAAGACCGTGACCACGGAGTCAGCGCCCCTGGACGCCGCGTCGATCACGCTGGAGGTGTTCGCTGGTCTCTCTGGCTCCGTGGGGGACGCGCTTGTGCGTGTTCAAGGCCCGGCAACGGGAGTGCGGGTCACCGATGCATCTGGCGCGTGGGTCGCGATGCCCGACACGACCGCAGGTCAGTGGGTGCGGTTCGACTCTCGGACGGGGCGGTGCTTCCGCACTACTGCCGACGCGTGGTCCGGAGGGACGGACGTATCGGGTCTCGTCGACTTCGGCGGCCCTCGAGGGAACTTCGAGGTCACCCCGGTTCTCGCTCCAGGGAATCCGGCCTCGCGGACCGGACGGCTCACCGTCACCTCGGCGACCCGCGCGGGGGCAGTAATCGCGGTGCGTGGCAGGTCAGCGCGCACCATCTAGGCCAGGGGGCATCATGTTCGACATCCGCGTTCGCGAGTACACGCCTGCAGGCGTCAAGGGCCGCGTGATTCCCACCATCGACATCGATGAGACCGACGCCGAGTCGGCGACCGCGACGATGACGTTCACGACGTCGTCGCGAGTCGCCGACCGGCTCGAAGCCCCGTTCGTTGTTGGGCTCGAGTACACCACGGGGTCTTCGTGGAGCCGTCCGCGAAACGATCTCTTCATCGTGCTGGAGGACGCCGAGAACGCGGCCGATCAGACCGACGTCATGCAGTTCAAGGCCCAGTCCTACGTCGGCTGGCTGCTGTCGCAGGCCGTGCTCTGGTGGACACGCGCGTCGAAGGACAACCGCACGCGTCCTTTCGACATGACCCCGGGCCAGACGATGCGTACCCTGATCGCTGAGGCGCAGGGGACGACCTCGGGTGTCGATCGTGGCTGGGCGCCGACCCTGACCTACGACTTCACGAACACCGCCGACTCGCTCGGGCAGGCATGGCAGGCCGCCGACCGGATCAAGATGACCCTGGACCTCTGGAAGCCGTACTCGACTTTCGTTCAGATGTGGGTGGAGCAGGGGCACTTCGAGTGGTGGGCGGAGGGCATGCGGCTGCGCATCGCTCGCGTCGGCTCCGGCGCCAACCGCACCGATTCCTTGGTGCTCGGCGGCCCCGCTTTCTCCTCGGCCCCCGCCAAGACCGACTTCAAGGGCACGTTCTCCACCATTGTGCTCATCCCCGACAAGATGAATGCCACCCACGCTTACAACAGCGGTGCGGATAAGCGGTTCGGCGCGCTCGAGACTTCGATGTCCTTGTCGGGGGTGGGGGATCGCGCTACAGCGCTCCGCCAGGCGCAGCCGGTGATGCAGGAGAACCGTGCGAAGAAGCTCGAGCTCTCCTACGACTGGACCCCCGACTCGGGCGGCCCGACGCCGTGGCGGGACTTCACCATCGGCGACACAGTCACCGCCCGCCGGAAGAACGGCAAGCAGCCGTTGCGCGTGATCGGCATCCAGGTGTCGAAGAGCGGTGGCTCGGTCACGGTGCGCGCAATCGTCGGGTCGAAACTCGTCGGCCTGTCCGCGAAGCTCGCGAAGCGTGTCGGTGCGATCGCTCAAGGAACCATCATCGGCGGCTCCGGGGCCTCGTTCCCCTCGTCTCCTGGCCCCGCACCGCTGCAGCCCGCAGCGCCGGGTGCCGTGCGAGTGGAGTCCAACCTGGGTACATGGGGCGACGACGGCCGGGCCGTCTCGACCGTGCGCATCGCGTGGGACGAAGTCGCCACCGACGTCGAAGGAAACCCGCTCGACGTCGATCGATACCAGGTGTGGTCGCGGCGAGGGAACGAGGCGCCGGTATCGACCGGAGCATCGACGTCCGGACTGAGCGTCACCTTCGACACCTGGACGCCGGGGGAGCCCCGCTACGTCAGCGTGCGCGCGCGCTCCGTCACGGGCCGGTGGTCGGACCTGTCCGCCGAGATCGCCGTCGTCCCGGCAGTCCCCGAATCCGTCGTCCCGCGCCCCGTCACGGAGCTCAAGGTGCTCTCGAACACGGGGGCATTCCAGGCTGACGGCACGGCCGCAGCGACCGTATCTGTCGAGTGGGAACCGGTGCAGTTCTCGGTGGACGACCAGCTCGTCACGATCGCCGAGTACGAGCTGCGGGTCGGTCTGACTGCCGTTCGGGTGGTCGGCACCTCAGCGTCGTTCACGATCGCGACGAAGGAGACGGTCAGCGTCGCCGTACGCGCGCTGTCCAATCTCGGCATCTGGGGTGATCCGTCAGAGCCGGTCGACGTGACGGGCGCCGAACCCCCGGCCACCATCGCCGCCCCCACGCCGCCGGTGCTCCTCACCGGGGTCGGTCAAGTCGCGGCGCGGTGGGCGGGCGACCTCGTCACGGGGGTGCCCCCCGCAGGGTTCGGCTTCGTCTACATGGAGACCGCTGCATCCGAAGACGGCCCCTGGTCGCCGTTCGGCACCCCTCTCACGGGGGCGGGCGGCGCGAACATCAAGGGCATCATCGGCGAGACGGTCTGGGTGCGGCTGCGCAGCAGCGACACCCTCGGGCGCTCAGGCGGCGTCTCCGACCCTCGCTCGATCGTCGTCGAAGGTGTGACTGGCCCGGACATCGAAGCGAACGCAGTCACGGCCAACCACATCGAGGCCGGTTCGATCGGCGTCAACCACGTCACGCCATCCTTCGGCAACGACCTGAACCTCTCGGCAAACGAGAGCGTCACCATCGTGGTCGGCCGACAGGACGCGCAAGCAGAGCTGATTGCCGACCTCGGCGAAGGCGTCGAGCTCGCGCAGAACACGGCCGCGGGCGCAGCGAACGCCGCCGGCGACGCCCAGGCCACGGCGGACGGTGCAGCAGAGATCGCAGCCGACGCCGCCGCAACGGCCTCGGACGTCGGCCAGCGGCTCGACCAGCACCAGACCTACTACCGATTCGGCACCGATGGCCTCGCCATCGGTGACCCGAAGTCGACCGCTGAGGTCCGGTTGAAGCCCGACCGGATCGAGATGACGCAGAACAGCGTCGTGGTCTCGTACTGGGAGGGCGGTGTCTTCGTCGCCGAAGAGGCACGGCTGAACTCCGCCCAGATCGGCAATCACCAGTTCATGGCCTACGGGCCGGGCAGGACCATCGTCCGTCCGCTCTAGGCCGTCACGGGCGGGTCGCGACTCCGCGGCCCGCCCGACGTCTTTCACCCGCCTCGAGCGGGTCATTCGCGGTTCGGAGGTGTACCGGTGACCGATCAGATCTCCGTCTTCAAGTCGACCCCCAACACGAGCTTCTTCGTCGAGGGTGACCTCGTATCGCAGAACATCGCCGGCAACTACTCGGTGATCCGCTGCTACCTCAAGGCGATCAACGGCCCCGGCGCAACGAGCGGTTCCCAGTACAACGGCCCTGGCTACCATGAAGGGCACGTCGACGGAGTCACGCGCTTCGCCCGGCAGGAGGGCAACCCCTTCCTTCCTGGCGGAGTGCCCAACGGTGCACTGCGCTGGCGAAACGGCCCCTGGGACGTTCGCGTCGACCACGACGCCGATGGCACCCGCGCCCCGATCCGGTTCGCGCAGGTGCTCAGCTACGGCAGTGTCCAGGAGACGGTCTTCTCCGCTCCCATGGAGCTCCCCAGGATCGCTCGCGCATCCACGGCGACCTTCAACGGCGGGGCGAGCTTCGACGCCGGCACCTCTGTTGGCATCGCGACCAACCGGGCGTCCAGCGGCTTCACCCACGACATCGACTGGACCTTCGGCAGCCTGAGCGGCACCGTAGCGAAGGGCGTCGGCGCAAGCACGACATGGACGCCCCCGCTGTCGCTCCTCGCACAGATCCCCAACGCGGCGTCCGGCACCGGATCGATCCGCGTGATCACCAAGAGCGGGTCGACCGTCATCGGGACCACGGTGACCAAGTTCACCCTTCGCGCTCCGGCGTCCGTCGTCCCCACCGTCACCGCCATCAGCGTCGCCGACAACAACCCCGACGTCGCCTCGATCGTCGGGGCACTCGTTCAGGGCCTCTCCCGGGCGAAGTTCACCGTCACCGGCGCGGGGGTCTACGGCTCGACGATCAAGTCCAGCCAGGTCACCTACCAGGGCGGCGTCGTCCCTGCCAGCTCAGACGTTCTCACGACCGTCCCCGGCGCGCTCCCGGTCACCGCTCGCGTCACAGACTCGCGCGGTCGATCGGGGAGCTCCCCAGGCACGCTCAACGTTCTCCCATACGCCCCGCCGGCGGCCACGGCATATCAGGCGCGGCGCTGCGACGCCACGGGTGCTGTGCTCGACGACGGAGCCTACCTGCGGGTGGATCTCACAGCGGCGGTCTCGAGTCTCATCAACGGCTCCGAGCGCAACGCCCTCACCATCCGCGCGTTCACGCGCCCCCATGGCTCGGGCGCGTGGACCAACCGCAACGTCATCACTCCCGCTGGGCTCAGCTACCGCTCCTGGTTCCTCGTTTCCGGCGGTGGGGTGTTCCTCCCCACCGCCAGCTACGACGTGCGAGTCCAGGTGCAAGACCGGTTCGGTGCATACCTCGCCGACACCGTCGTCTCCACCGCGGCGGTTGCGCTCGACCTGAACGGCACGAAGGTCGGAGTCGGGAAGGTCCACGAGCGCGGTGCACTCGACGTCGCAGGGGACGCGTACGTCTCAGGGGAGGTACGGCACCGCGGGGAGTACCCGGTCGAGCCTGTCGGGATCGTCACCGCGTACGCCGGGGGCACCGCTCCGGCGGGCTGGCTGCTGTGCGATGGCTCCGCGGTCTCCCGCACCGTGTACGCGGCACTGTTCAGCGCCATCGGGACGGCATACGGCGTGGGCAACGGGTCGTCGACCTTCAACCTGCCCGACCTGCGCGGCCGGGTTCCAGTGGGCAACGACTCGGGGCAGACCGAGTTCAGCACGCTCGGCAAGACGGGCGGAGCCAAGACCCACTCGCTGACCAGTGCGGAGAACGGCCCGCATACCCACACGCAGGCAGCCCACTCGCACCAGGCATCCGGAAACGAACCGTTCGTCGCGCCCGGTACGGGCACGGGCGCCAACGTCACCACGGGCGGCGGCGGCTACGTCCTCAAGTCCACGACCACGTCCGTGGCGCCGTCGATCAACTCGTCGGGCTCCGGCTCGCCACACAACAACCTGCAGCCGTACCTCGTGCTCAACCACATCATCAAGGCGCTCTGAGAGGGGACCATGCCCATGTCCGCGACCACAACCCAGCACATCAACGCCCGAAACGACCCGGACCTCCTCGACCGATTCATCGCGGCCGCCGAACAGGCGCACGTCGATGACGCTTCCCGATGGGTGCAGGCCAACATGGGCCGTCTCGTCACCATCGACGTCGCCGGAGGGCAAACGATCGCGGACGTTCACGCGTTCGCGCACGCCACCCGAGAGGCGCACATCGCCGCGACGCCGCCGCGTCCCGGGGCGGACCTCGCCGCCGTGACCGACATCCAGCTCGGCGCGGCGATCGAGGCCGTGCTTCCCGGACCGCACTCGTGAGCGCGTTCCGCGGAAAGGGAGGTGACTGACTTGGGAATCAGCTTCGCCGGCGGCGCGTACAACCGCGCCTCGGGCACGCGCTCCGCGTTCGACGGGCTCTCCAACGACCTCGAACGTGAGGGGCACCCGCCGATGGTGTCGATCTCGGGCGATCGGGAGCCGGAGGACCAGGAGCGGATCTGGTACGAGCGGATGACGCTCAGCCCGGGCAACCGCAAGGTCTACGGGTACCGCTACTGGCAGGGCCAGAAGTGGTATCAGATCCACCCCGACACCGTCGCCCCGCCCCGCACGAGCAACCACGAGGCCCGACGGTCGAACGACTTGAAGTGGCCCTACAACTCCGACACCCCGGCCGCGCGCCGAGCGAAGGAGCTGGGGAAGCGACACAACATCACCCGCGAGGGCGAGAACTTCCGCGAGCTCTGGCACTGGACGCACTGGGGACCGCTCGGCCACATCGAGGCGCTGGCATCCGCCGGCGGCTCCGCACCCACCACCGCAATCCCGCACGAGGAGGACGAGGACATGCGCATCATCGTCGTGAACAACAACTACTACGCCATCGCGAAGCAGTTCCTGTCGCACCTGAACGACAAGACTCAGGTCGCCGAGGCCGAGGCCCTCTACGGCCCGGCCCGCCAGCTCGGCAACGGCAACGCGGCGAGCAAGGCCGGGAAGGCCCTCATCGCGAACCTCGACCTCCACGGCATCCCCCGAGACGTCCTCGACGGCGTGGGCCGGGTGAAGAACCCCGAGTCTGGGAAGTTCGAGGCGAACGGCACGTGGTCGCGCGAGCGGGAGCTCCTCGCGCGGCCGACCACGGCCAAGAGCTGATGCCGGCAACGGACCCGGCAACCGGAGCGCACCAGACCCAGCACTCAAGCAAGATCGGCTGGGGGTGGTGGCTCGCGGCGACAGTTGGCGCGGCCGTGGCGGTCGCCGTCGTCGTTGTCGCTCTGGTCGCGTCGCTCCGTTCCGGCCGCGAGATCGATCCGAACCAGGTGATGCTCGCGCTCATCGCGCTGCTGTCGAGCCTGGGCGTCGTCATCATCCCGAAGCTCAACGCGGTCGGGAAGAACACCTCTCAGACCGCGGAGCACGTCGTGAACTCCCACTCCTCGACGATCCTGCGAGACGACATCGACGAGATCAAGCGGATCGTCAAGGCCACCGACTCGCGGTTGGCCGGGCTGGAGCAGACCCAGAACTTCCAAGCGCGCGACATCCTCGGCATCCGCGAGGAGATCGGCCAGATCCGCAAGAGCGAACGCGACCAGTGGGACGCGATCGAAACGACCGCCGGCAAGCGCCGGCAGAACCCAGGAGGCACTTCATGAGCAAGATCTGGTTCCCGCTGCAGCGAGCGATCCGCACCGCGGTGCAGGTCTTCATCGCCGCGGCGGCTGTCCTCGCGACGACCGTCGTCGTCGCCCCGCAGATCATCGACGCGGTCGCCGACGTCGTGCCGGGTCCGGTGATCGCCTGGGCGACGGCCGCGGTCGCGACGCTCGCCGCGATCAGCGCGGCCATCGCCCGCGTGATGGCTATCCCCGCCGTCGACGAATGGCTCCGCCACATCGGCGCCGGCTCAGCCCCCGCGAAGTTCGTCGTCGCGCAGATCGACGGCAACGCGACCGGACTCACCCGGCGCCAGTGGCGCGCCATGCAGGACGGCGCCGACACCGGCACCGACGACGTGGCCGAACCCTCCCGCGAGTGACCCCGTAAGACGAGATCCCCACCTAGCCGCCTGGCTGGGTGGGGGTCTTTCGGCTTTTCAACGCTTCCGCTTCTTCTTTCGGTTGGCGTTGGACTTCTTGTTCTTCGTCGCTTGTGACGGCTTCGGCTTGGCAGGGGTGGGACTCTGTTGCACGACCTGCTGAACGACAGTCGGGCGTCGAACGGCGTGGAGAATCTGGGCTCCGCCGGTCGCTACCGAGAAGATCCCGGAGATCAGCGCAGCGGTGTCAAGGCCCTGCAGCGCAAACACGACAGCGATACCTGCCGCGATCCAAGGCAGGAAGGTTACGCCTACCGTCGCGACTTTGAGCGCCCAGGCTTCCGCCCGGATCGGAATCAGCTCGGCGTCAATGCGCGCTTGCTGAGCTGACTGGATCGTTTCGATGATTCCCCGCGCAAAGTCGGGGTCAGTTTCGTAGTAGGCCTTGAGTTCGTCGGGCGGGAGCCATGGGCTCTGCCGCAGAGTGAACTCCGCGCTTACCTGCTGAACTGAAGCCGCTCCACCGGGACCTCGGTGGAGAGAGTCTCCGTCACCATCTCCATCGCTTCCTGAGTGAAGTCGATGGACGCGGCCCGGCGGCTCATCTCCTGCAGTCGGGTCGAGCTTGGCGCTACGCCCATCGATGCGCCCCGTCGCACGCCTCTCCAGATTGCGTCGGTCGTGTTGCTCATTTTCGGATGCCTCTGTTCCTTCGTCGGCGTCCTCGACACCATTGGAGTTGCTCGTCATCGAGGACGTCTCTTCGATTCTCTTCGGCTTACCTTTACAGCGCCTGAGTGTCCGCGCTTATTCCGGATCGTAGGGCATCCCGCAAGTCACCGCCACTAGGCGAACGGAAAGGCTCCGTCTTCGGACAGTTCGAGACCGGTGATGTACACAGCGGCCGACTGGCCGTGACTGCGGCCAGACGGTGTTCAGCGCTTCTCGAGTTCCTGAATGCGGAGGTCGAGCCGAGCGATGATCCGGGCCTGCGCTTCGGTCACAGCGAGCAGGGTATCGACAATGTCGCTCATGTTTGCGTTCTCCGGGGCGTCGTGCCATTGGATGGCGAGCGCCTGCACTTGGTCGGAGGTCGCGAGGAGCCAGTCGTTCGCGGATGCCGGGAGCCGCGGGTCGTCGAGTTCCATGGTCGGTAGCGCTTGGGGTCGGACTCTGGGGCTTTATTACAGGTCCCATTCGGGATCGTAAGCCTGGAATGGTTCGATCGCGTCTGAGGGTGCGTATGTCGGCTCTCGCTGGATGACGACACGGGTGACGGCGTTGATGAGCACGCTTGCGATGCCGTTGGTGGTGGCGAGTGTGAGAAAGCCGGGCTGCGTGCGGGCGATGTTCTGAATGCGGGACATGACGTCGGTCAGATCGGCGGTGGAAGGCAAGTAGAAGTCGTGGCCGTCGATCGCGACGCGGGTGCGCAGGGAGTCTTGGTTCCGCGAGTCCATGATCCAACCCTACGCCGGAGGGCGCCCATCCAAGTATCACTCCCGAGGAGCACCCCTGGAACCACGTAAGAGGACAGCCCCCATGGATACCCATGGGGGCTGCGCAGTCTCCGGTCGTCTTCCGAAGAAGACCCCGGTCTCTTGCCTCCCCCGAGGTGCAAGACCGGGTGAGGTCATCCGTGGGCGGTTGAGCGCGCCCCCGCGCTCACGGCCCCAGCACGTTCGCCTCCCGGCGACCTCTGCAAGCTCGGGGGGACGAGCTCACAATCAGAAAACCTACTTGCGTGGATTAACCCACTCCTGGGCGTTTGCCTAGAGCCAAGGCCGCTAGCCGACTTCTGCGGCTCCGGTAGACGGGTCGAGCTGCTTCTTGGAGGGCGGCTCCGGGACGAGGTACAAGCCAGTGGGGGAATTCGCAGTGAACGCGAGCGCGTCGACCCATGCCCTGCTCACTGCGGGCTGTCGTGCCTGACTGTACTTGAAGATGAGGTTGCTGCCCGGGTGAATCCAGACCGTGGTGCGGCCACCACCGACGCTGGCATCCTGCTTCCAAGTGAACCCGAACGGTTCGCCACGGCGGAGCTTGGTGGTGATGACGAGCTGGAGATGAGCGAGGGCGCGATCGTCGATTTCGATCTTCTGATCACCTTCGTAGATGAAGCGGCCCAC